ACTGGATAAACAGTGTGGCTTGGACCATCTGTGATCACTGTTGCATAACCGCTATCGGAGTCATCGCCTGCTGTATCAGTGATATCAGCAAATAGAACACCACGTTCTGTGGTTTGGTCTGTGTTGCTGTGCTTGACCCAATCAGTCAATGTGCTGTTGTACACATGAATTACTGGATATGCACGTTCGTTGGCACCTGTTGCACCTGTTGTGTCAACCCAAACATCGCCGTCGCTTGGTGATGTTGGCTCACTGCTTGAATATGTTGCAGTTACAGCTTCCCAACCACTTGTTGTTGCTTTGTATAGGTCTAGACTGTTTACTGTGCTGTCATGCCAGTATGTGCCGTTGGCTGCTGTTGCAGTTGGTGTGTCGTTTTGTGCTAGTTTGCTTGTGTATGCACTTAGATCTTCTGGTGCATCGTCTTCGTCAACTTGCTGGATAGTGATTACAGCTTTTGTGTTCACTTCCAAGTCAAGTAGCAATTGATTTTCGCTTACATCGCTAGCTGTTAGTGCAGTTGTGCTTGTACCGTCTTGCTTGCGGAAGTCGCCAATTGCAGTTGATTTACCAGCTGTTAGTGCACTTGTAACACCTACAACAGTTTGCAAGTTGAACTGGCTGTTGCTGAATGTGTAGATCTTTAGATCAATACCATTTGCAGGTTTTGTTGTTTTGATCCAAATATCGTCATCGCTTGGTGAACTTGGTAGGCTGTAGTGTGGTGCATATGTTACAGTTTCGCCTGAGCTCAATGCTGCGTCACTGTCTAGTACTTCCCATGCACTGCTTACACCATAGAAATATTCAAGTGATAGATCACCATCTTGATCGCCATGTACAACAACTAGGAAGTCGCCGTCAACAACTGTGGCACTTGGTGTATAGTTGTCGCCGCCTGCTTCTGAAGCAGTTGCATCAAGGTTTACTTCTACAGTCGGTTCTACGTTGCTCCATAGTCCTGTGCTGTCGTCGTATTGATGAATACCATATTTGCTGGCATTTGTATCCAGCCACATGCTTGCCGCTGTGCTGTATGCCGCAGTTGGTTCTGTTGTTGTTGCAGTTAGAGCCGATAGGTCAATATCTGCACGTTGAATGTATGCGCTACCGCCTTGTCCTAGGAAGCTGTATGCTGCTAGTAGACCGTATTCGCTTGTTTCTGCACCTGCTGTAGATGCAAAAGAGACATTACCGAATTTTTGTGATAGTTCTCTTTGTGAAGTAACCAGTACTGGTACATTGGCTGCCGAAGACTTGGTGCTTGCTGCAATTCCGTCTGATGCTGCACCAGTTGGATCTGTTTTATCGTTTGCTGTTGCAAGGATAATTAGAGGTACTGTGCCTGCACCCGGAGAAGCGTATGCGCTTTCGTCTGAGATGGTAACCGATACACCTGGTGATGTTAGTGTAGCCATTTTATTCCCTTTCTCTAGTTAGGTATCTTCTAAATGTATTTATGGGAGAAAGGGCTAAAACCGCCTAATTTGCAGTTATGTGGGTATATAATGATTAGCCAATAATGATGCCAAAACCTGCTGAACCTTCTGCATAGGTTTTTAGATCTTGTTCTAGTTTTTCCAATGCAGTCTGTGCATCAACTCTCAATGCATCACTATTCAATGTAGTGCCGCCCTGTGGTCCGGCAATCTGTGTAAATTTGCCACGTGCCTCTGCTAGAATTAGTTTGGCTTGTTGCAGTGCATATTCTTTTAGCCATGGTCCTGCATACACATCTTCTAGTAGTGCATCTTGTCCTACTTCTTTGTAAACATGCAGTACCACACTGTTGTTGGCTTTGACTTTTCTGTGCAGTGTAAGTTTTTTGTTACGTTCGTTCCAAGTAAAAAGTATTTCAGAACCAAACAATCTGCCCAGTGTTTCTCTGTGCTGTTGTAGGAAATCAAATGTTGCTAGTCCACCTGCTCTACCACCTGCTAACAAATAGGTGTTCAAGTATGCTGCTTCAAATGGTTCAATATCGTTTCCTGTGCTTTGATTGGTACCACTGGTCCTTTGATAGATATCACGCACTTCGATGATATCCTTGGGCAGTATATACTCGCTTACTTCTTCTACAATGTCTAAAAACACAAATGCTTCTTCAACACTGTTTTCTGCACGTTGGCGATACTTTTCCAATGCCTTGCGAACACAAAGATCGTAGTGCTCAGGATCAAGCTCTACGTCTACCATTTGTCCGCCGAGGCGAAGTTCTATTTCTTTGATTAGGTCATTTGTAGCTGTCATGCTATTATTTATTTGAAAACTCTCAGTATGACGGTCTCGTCATTGAAACGTCCGTTCATCTTTGTGTCTGTGGTTTTGAGATTTTCGTACAGTTTCATGCAGCGTGTTTTAGGTGCTTTTTTGTACTCAGGAAGTACTTCAAGTGGCTTGCGCACTGTTTTCTGTGTACTGCGTTTTTCATCAAAGAACTGTAGTGTTGTGCCTTTTACACTGAACTGTGTATGATCCTCAGGATAGTATATGCCCAGTTTTCTAGTTTTACAGTTGAACACCACCAGCATGTTTGCACCAACAATTTCTTCTGGCTTCACACTGGCAATACCAAAATCTGGATCACTGATTTTGTACTTCATCTTTTTGGTTAGTTCAGCTGCACTTTTCTTTTTGGGCTTGCGCACAATACGATTGTGTTTGTTCTCTGCTTGCAAAATGTCAAATGCTTGAAACAAACGCTGATAGAACATCTGCAGATCTTTTAGCTGTGCTTTTGTGTATTTGCTGTATCCTTCTGCTAGCTGCTTTTGCATTTCATTACGCTTGCTGGCAGTGGGCAGTGTCATGAGCTCGTCAATTTCATCTTGCGGACCTGCATACCATTTTTTGTAAAAACGCACATGTCCCAAGTTGACACCTTGTTTTTTCAGCTCACCAAGTATGTTGTGTCCTTTTAGCGGATTCTTTTTTGGGTCACGAATGAAGTCGTCTAGCCATCCTTCAATGTTTTCATACTTGATTTCTGCTGCTTCTTCTAGTCGTTCCTGAATAGTAGGCACATAGCGTTTGTTTTTGGCTTTCTCTTCGGCTTTCTTTTCTTCTACAATCTTTGCGCCTTCTTCTGCCAAACTTTTGATCCATGCATCAAGTCTTCCTACATAACTTTTATGAATCAGATCAGGTCGTTGTTCTTCAAAAACAGCCGCAGTTGCATAGTGGCTCTTCCCACCAACCTTCCAAGCCGGTAGCTTATTGATAGCCGCAACAGTTTTCTTATCATAGTGTTTTTTGATATATTCACGTACTTTGGTTTCCCATGATTTGCTTTCGATCATGTAATGAATATGATACTGTGCTGCATGCCAGCCCTTGTCAACCGGAACCATATCCCACTCACTACCACGTCTTTGTCTACGAGGTGCCTTGCGTTTTGTTACTTTTGCTGCTTTTGCTGCACGAGCCATAGGTATCTCCATTCATTTTACTGTGTAAGTATATAGCAGTATTGAATAGTTGTCAATCAAATAAATACTAGTAACCAGGAGACTTACCATGAAAATAGGTGCAATAGTATGGAACATGGACGACTTCAGTGAAGCGCACATTGATAAATGGATAGCTCAAATGAGCATGAGCTTGGATAGATTGAACATTGGCATTGAAGATACCAAGTATTTGCTACCCAATTCTAATCAACGAGATCCACGCGATCACATCGATTGGTTCAAAGAAAACAACTATGATTGGGTACTGTTGCTCACTGATGTTTTTTATGTGTTTGAAAACCAAAATTTAGACATGCTGTTACAAAGCCAGCAATCAAAAGTCACATACATTGCTGAAGGTAACTATAGTACGGACATTGATGATTACAGCATGGCGCCTATTATAATAAATCTTCATGCAGAGTATACCAAAGAATTTTTTATCTTTAGCCGGCCATTGAGCAATATCGACGAAGGAAAAATCAAATCATTTGAGTTCAGTTCATATGGATTGAGTCATTTCAGCGGACAAATGCTAGAACACGATGATGTAATACAAGACTACATGGCCAACGACGAACACGAAACACTGTTAGACGCTGCATTTGCTGCTGGCAAAATTGATTGGTACTATGACAATGTTGTAGTAGACGAAGACGTAATGCAGTTGATCAGAGAGGATTATAATGCCTAGACTGAGTTTATACAAGTCTCAGAAAACCAGTGATTACTATTTCATGGATAGAACTATCCGTGAACAGTTTGATATTGGCGGAGTAGGTGTTATAGTACACAAGTACCTAGGCCCCGATGCAGATGCTGTGGTCAACAGCACTGACGACAAAAGCCAGCCTAACTACTTGGACAGTAGTATGACTGACGCAAACGACATTGAAACAAATTTAGAAGCATCATTGAATGAACTGGATGTACAAGACGTATTGTTTCTAGAAAATAGAGACAGAATGTATGATCCAGACATTTACGAACTTCGTGGAGTGTACAATGTAGCAGATACTGATTTTGATTTGTCGCAATTTGGGTTGTTTCTAACAAACGACACACTGTTTATGACATTCCATCAAAACGATATGATCACTAGAATGGGCAGACGTCTTATGGCAGGTGATGTTATTGAAATGCCGCACCTGCTAGATGAGCTTGCACTGGATCAAAGCAAAAAACCAATACCCAAATTTTACACTGTAACTGATGCAAGCAGAGGCAGCGAAGGATTCAGTCAAACTTGGTACCCGCACATTTGGCGTGTAAAATTATCACCGCTAAACGATTCACAAGAATACACCAATTTGTTGGGCAGCAACGATGATCAAGACAGCCTTGCAAGTCTTGTCAGTACATACAATCAAGAACTTGATTACAACGAAAAAATTATTGCACAAGCAGAAGAAAACTACAAAGGCGAAAAAGACGACGACCATTTGTACACAGGTGCTGCACCTGCTAGCAATGCATATAACCACGGCGAAACAATACCAACTGGTTTGAGTTTCCCAGCTGATCCAAATGAAGGCGACTACTTCATACGCACAGACTTTGATCCAAACAGATTGTTTGTACGCAGAGGATCTAAATGGGTTAGACTATATGACAACATTACAACAAGAACTTGGGATGATAGTGTATACAGCACTGTAGAAGACTTTGTAAATCAAATGGGCAAAGACAGTGTTCACAACGACGAGTTTGATGTACGAACTCCACTATCTCAAGCATTACCACCAAAGGATGAAAACTCATAATGATTCAATTCATAATTTTTGGCATTGTAGACAATGCTATCATGATACTAGGCGCAATGACTGGGCTCAGTGTTGAAAAGTATCTACCAGCTAGATTTCAAAAAGGACTTGCTGCTGTTGTAGGCGCAGGCATTGGCAATGCTGTTAGTGATTTTCTAGGAGGTGCTAGCACAGCCAGCTGGGAACTTGCGTTTGGTACAGCATTTGGTTGTATCATTGGTTTGATTTTCATTCCTATTTTCAAACGCATTGCTGACTGGAGCGCCAAATGAACTATTTCTATGACAAACAAATAAGAAGATATCTTTTACAGTTTGTCAGACTGTTCAGCAACTTCAGTGTGCAAATTGGCACTGGACCCGCAGGGGATCCAATTTACAGAACAGTACCAGTGAAATACGGAGATCCGTCACGCATGGCTGCTGCTATTATGCGTGAAAACTCAGAAAACAAAATGCTCAGTGTTCCGATGATGAGTGTGTATATCACAGGATTGCGCATGGCACCAGAACGCAGAATGAGTCCTACGTATACAGAAACTCGTGCTGTTTATGAAAAGAACTTCAATGAAAGCACCGGTGAATACACAAACGAACCAGGCAATGCATACAGTATTACCAGGCATATTCCTGTGCCTTACAACTTGGATATCAATGTAGATATATGGACCAGCAACACTGATCAAAAACTACAACTGTTTGAACAACTGTTGGTATTGTTCAATCCAACTGTGGATTTGAATACCAGTAACAATCCGTTTGATTGGACTGCGCTTACCTACAACGAACTTACAAACATCAACTTCAGCAGTAGAAGTCAGCCGGTGGGTACAGAAGATATCATTGATATTGGTACGCTAACATTTAGTACACAAATCAATCTAACACCGCCGGCCAAGTTCAACAGAAACAAAATCATTCACACAATTATCAACAAGCTGTACACAGTAAGCGAAGACCAAGTGGACGACTTTGCAGCTGGCAACAGTTTTTCATACGATGACTTGAGTTATGTTGTAGTAACACCAAGCCAATATTATATTGAAGTTACAGGAAACGAAGTACAACTGCTCAACAGAAGCTTTGGTACTACAGATGAAAATGGTGTAACATTGGATTGGGAAAAGGTATTGATACCATATGGCGAGTTGAATCCAGGATACAGTCAACTTAGATTGCGTCTTGCAGGCACACCTGATGACAACGATGATGATGTAATTGGTACAGTTGATTTTCACAGTTCAGACAGTACCAAACTGGTACTCACACTGGATGACGATACTTTGCCTGCTGCTACACTAACCGCAGTAGATGATGTTGTAAACCCACAAACCAGTTATCCAGGGGACGGTACACTGCCTGCCGCAGACAGCGGACAAAGATACATTGTAACTTCAGCAGTGCCCAGTGGTGCAAATTGGGGTACTATCAGTGCGGACGCAGGCGATATCATTGCATACGATGGAACAGACTGGACAGTGAGCTTTGATGCTAGTGCTGCTAGCGGAGATCCATATGTAACAGACAGCGACACAGACACACTGTTGTACTGGGACGGCAGCGATTGGGTAAACGCATATCAGCAGCGTTACAAACCAGGATTTTGGAGATTGTTTATTTGATAACAGCCAGCGGATGTCTTTTCTTAGCACTTGACACTGGGCGCATTTGTTTACAGCAAAGAAGTAGCAATACTAGCCATCCTCGTACTTGGGCGTTTTGGGGAGGCAAGGCAGAAAAAGACGAGCGCCCTATTGAAACTCTGCTTAGAGAACTAGAAGAAGAAATTGGTATGATACCGGAGATGCAAAAAGTATATCCGCTGCACACGTTTGACAGTAAACGTGGCGAGTTTGAATATCATACATTTGTTGTAACTGTGTACGAAGAATTTATTCCTATACTGAACAACGAAAGCGATGGATACTGTTGGGTAAAAATAGGCAACTGGCCAAGACCGTTGCATCCAGGAAGTAAAAATATACTCTACGAAAAACGTATAGCCAAAAAAATTGGAACCATATACAAGAAACATAGTTCAGGTACAGGTTCCAATTTAGATTAGGCGTGTTATACAGTTAGCTTTTTCTTCATTGACTGCAAGAATTGCTCCTTGAGCCAATCAAAGTCATTGATTTTTGCCAACTGCTCTGGACTCTTGGCAAAACGTTCGCCATATGCTGCACCGTCTTTTGCACCACGCAGTGCATAGCGTCCAAAACGAGCACCATTGTCAACTGTAGTCCATTTGTCCAACCGTTCTTGATTTTCTTGCACTCTACTGTTACTAATAATGTTACTAGACAGTTTAGCACATTCACGGAACGCTGCACGCCAAGTACGATATGGATCTTTGTTGAAGGCTGTGATATTGCTGACTTGATCAATTGGTTGAAAAAATGCAACATTGGTACTAAAATCTGGCATTTTATTACCCATGTCCATCAACTGTTTTCTTGGAAACAGTTTGATTGCACCATAACCATACTCTAATCCATTTACAGGATTTCGAGCTCGCCAACAATAAGTTGTATTATTCCGCTTGCTTTTAGGAGGCACAAAATCAAATCGGAAATGATCTAGTACAACTGCATCAGCATCGACGATCCACACCATTTCGCTTGAGCTGGTAGTTCCAGCTTCTTTGTATGCATTTTCGATACCTTTGATATTACGAATATGACGAACTTCAGGAAACCGTTCGCTAAGACGCTGAAAGTTTCTGTCTGCTTCGCTTTCGTGATAGCTGATAAAGCAAATATCAAATTCTGTATCTACGTATCCTGCAATAATACGACTTTTGATTGTTCCCTTAGGAGTGTTTCTAGTTGGTACAAGACGTACAATATCCCATCCCAACGGTCGTTTACTGCGATGACTTACACGTGGAAATTCATACACGTAGTCAGTATCTGGTCCAGCTGGTCTCCAATGCCATGGAAAGTCATCTGCAACCACATATTTTTCATTGACAACCCAAATATGACTGAACTCGTCGGCATATTCGGCAGCCAGTGCATGCACCAGTTCCATGTCGTCAATGTCATCCAAGTATAGTCTTGGAAACTCTTGCACAATCTTTAGAACACGTGCCCAAGGACTAACTTGAACTTCGCCTTGGATTCGATCAACATATGCAGGATCAAACTGTGAGTTCCATGTAGAATCCCACATACCTATTTCTGTATCAGTGCCAAAGCTGTAGTTTAGTCCATGTGGTGTAATGTTCATTCTTCAATATCCTCAAGTGTAAATGCTTTGTTGCCAACATGAGCAACTTTTTCAGCAAGTTCAAAGTCAGCATAGATGTCAAATTCTGCATTTGCTGCTTTTTCAAAGAAGTAGATGTCTTCACCCATAACACTTTCTGATCCTGGATCCCATTTCAATCCAAAATAAGGACTATCCATAGATTCAAACACACTTCGGTGTATAAGAACACAACCAAATCCCAAGGCAGCTACCTTTTCCAATTTGTTTCGTGTTGTGGGTTTGTTCAATCTAGCATTGTAATCAAATCTACTTGTAAATGCTGTACTGCGAATTGGTCGTGTACGTGTAGCATACGGTACACCAACAATCTTACATTTGCGGTTCAACATATTATCCAGTAGATCGCTTGGAAAATGCATGTCGCTGTCAAGCCAAAGAATATAATCTGCACGTGTGTTGTTCAAAATTTCACTTGCAAGATCTTGTCTTTGCGATACAATATTGCTACCATGATTCATGTGCAATGAAATAGGTTTACGATCTTGTCCGCATTTGTGCATTAGATTTGCTAGGCTACGTGTAAACAACATGCTGGTTGTATCACGCACAGGCACAGCAATTGCTACTCGTGCACCATCGTTGTTTGCATAAGTCGAAGGAATACTTACCATTGATTCCTCCTACATAAGCTCTTGCGGTACCATGTCCTGCGATAGCTGACGCTCTGCTTGAACAACACCATCGTTTAGAATCTTAGCAAGTTGTGTGGTTGTTTTCACACAGTTTGCAAACGCTACATCATTTAGTGCAGCAATGCGATTCATATGATCTGGTTGAATTTTACCAATTGTGAGCATGTCAATTGCTGCTAGACGTGCTAGACGATCTACCCAGTACTGCTCTTCATATGTTTCAATGTTATCAAGCAGTGCTTTGACATCATGTTTGTCGTTCATGTTGACAAGAATGTCGTATAGAATGTTCAGTTCAGCTTTTAGTCCGGCAGCAGTGTGTTCGTCAGCATCACCAGATGCCAGTGCATGTTCTACACAGCGGATTTCTTTTACAAGCAATTGTGCTTGTCGTGCAGGATGCGGATGCTCTCCTAGCACAAAGTTTTCAAGTTCGTATCGTGTTCTGTGAATCACAACACCTTCAATGATATTACTATCGGCCATTGTTTTACCTCCATAAGTTTTACAATGTATAAATTTTATATTACTATATATTTGCGGATTTGTCAAGCAAGAAATATCATCTTGCTTGACCTATTGATTAGTAGTTACTGCTACCGTATTCATCAAGGTTAGGAGCAACACCAGAGCTTGTACCCCATTGGTTACCATTTTGCCATCCACCAAATGTAGCACTCAATTTTGTGTTTGTGGTAACACTTGGTGTAATGAATGCACCTAAGGTAGCACTCAGACTGACCTGACCGGAAAGTCCGAAAAAGTCTCTTACTTGACTCATTGATATCTGACTGCCGGTTGCAGGTAATGCCATAACTTATTTCTCGCTATTATTGTTTATAACAGTATTTAGTTGGTCTGTCAAGGCTTGAATTTGCTCCTGTTGTTCTTTTACTGCCTCAATCAATAGCGCCACCATTCTGTCATAGCGCACGGCTTTTATGCCGTCCTCTCTTGTGCCAACCACCTCTGGAAGCACTTGCTCAACCTCTTGAGCAATAACACCTACATCGTGTCTGCGGACAAAATAATCATCTTCTCCGCCTTTGTTTTCAATATATTCATCTGTCCAGTCAAACTCAACACCGCGCAGTTGTTGAACTTTTAGAATTGGATCTGCAATGACTTCTACGTTTTCTTTCAGTGTGGCATCGGATGAGTAATACGCTGTAACATCGTTTGTTGCACGTATTTCACCAGTAGTACCACTGGCTGCTGTACCAACACCAAGAGAGTCAAATCGAACATCATCGTCAGTATCAAGATTCAAAGTACCTCGCGTCACCGTCGCAGAATTTATTCCAGTAACGTGACCATAGGTATCCAAAGTAATGTCTTGAATAAAAGTATTACCAGAGTTGTTCACTGACGCCTGTGACGATGTATCAACGTGTTTAATTGTTAGATCGTATGGATCGCCACTGGAACCCGTTGACGTGTCTGTAAAGTTGATATCAATACCACCACCCTCAACGAATTTCAGGTACTTGCCCTGACTTATGGTGACGTTTGTGCTGTCACCATCTTGCACGACGAATGTCGTTAGCTGGTTGGTGTTGGTGTCTGTCGATGCAAATGTAATTTGACCATCGTCGTTGCGAGTGACTGTTACGTTCGTACCGCCAACAAGTTGCACAGTATCATCTGTACCAGATGATGCATCTAAGAATAGATTTGGATCGCTGTTATTACCACCAGTTTGTTGTGCTTTTAGCAAATATGTTGTATTAGTGTTGTCACTTGCTGGAACTGTAACAGTTTTTGTGTTTACGCCAGTGACGTGTCCTCTTGCGTTTGATGTAATACTGTCAACCACAGTAAATGTTGCACCATATCCTGGTGCCGCTGTACTGGTTGTATTTGTACGTGTTGTATTTTTATGTGTAAACGTCAAATCATACGGATCACCATCACTACCTGTACTTGTGTCAGTCCAGTTGATGTCAATGTCATTGCCCTCAACAAATTTCCATTCTTTGCCATGACTGATTGTAACTTCAGTACCATCGCCATCTTCTACTTGGAATGTCGTTAGCTGGTTTGTGTTGTCACTTGCTGGAATTGTAACAGTTGAAACATCAATTGCTGTGACGTGACCTTGTGTGTTTGTTGTAACACTGGTAACTGCTTCAAACGTACCACCGTAGCTTGGTTCGTCAGTTGAGGTTGTGTCTGTGCGAGTTACTGGTGAATGTCGTACTCTAATAGCATCATTGGTTGCAGCGTCTGCATCGATGTCAATTGCTACTCCACTTACCAACGTAAGAGTATCGTCGTTGCTGTCAGCAACCACTGTAGCAGTTTCGCTCCAGCTGTATCCACTGTCTGTGTCAGTTACTGCAAAGTTTTTGAAGATGTTCTGCGAACTACCTCTGTCACTGTTGGTAACTGTAATTGTTTTATCAGAACTTGCGTTTGCAGTAAATGTAGGTGTTGCACTCAAGCTAACACCTGTACCTGCTGCAACTGTCAGTGTAGCATTGTTGATATCACTAGTTAGTGCAAGTGTACCAGTACCACTTGGAATAGTGTGTGTATTCAAGTTATTACCACTAACAGTCAAATCACCGCCAATGGTCATGTTGTTTGTACTTGGATTGTAACTAATACCTGCATCTGTGTATACTGCGTTTACACTCAAACTTGAATCATTGCTGTCAACAAATGTCAAATAGTGTGTAGCATTTGTACTGCGCTGTATTGTGTGAATTGTACTTGCTTCTGTTGCACTTGAAGCATTACCAGTAAGAGCACCTGTAAATGTATCTGCTTCTACTGTTTCCAGTACTAGATGTCCTAGTTCAAAGCTGCTGTCACTGGTGTCAATGTTGCCTGTAATATCCGGATCGTATTCGTCGAACAATCTAAACTTTTGATCGGTAACGTCAAAGAACATACCAACCTGTGTAAATCCTACGCCGCTTGAACCTGTGTTTCTGAAACCAATCATACCCAAGTCAAGGTTAGCCGGTGATGCTGTACCACTCCAAACATCGTTTAGTGTGTGTCCAGTTGTTGAAACAAATTTTACACTGATACCGTTGTCCAATTCTTGGCTGTTGCCTGTAATGTCGACACCTGTTTCTTCTGTGGTTGAGAAGTTGTCTTTACTCCAGCTAAATGTGTCTGGTGTACCAGTGCCGTCAATCTTCACGTAGTATGTTGTACTTGCTGTACCTTCAAACAATCCAAGAAATGTAGCGTCATCAAGCCCGCTGCCTGTTGTTTGAGATGTTCCTGCTTCACCAATACTGTCACCACTACCCAAGAACACATATGGATCTTCAACGTTCAAGCTGTTCACTGCTGTTTCAGTAGTGTCACCTAGGATGGTCAAGTTACCACCAACTGTAACGTCACCTTCAAAACGTGCATCGCCTGTGGTTCTGTATGTTTCACTTACATGGTGAACAATGTCAATTAGAATACAACCATTTGAGCCATCACTGACCAAACATAAACCTACGTCAACTGCAAAGTCTGGATAGCTAGGTGCTGTTTCCTGTAGATTACCATTTGATCCAACGTGTACTCTAGAACCAGCAGAGATACCACTAGTGTCAATACCTTCAACAAGACCATATGTGCTAACATAACCGTATGAAGCATCGGCAATATCACTGAACACCAAGCCAACAGTGTTGTCAACATCTGCTGTACTCTTGTCTGCTAGTGCAAGTTTTGGTGTACCGCCTGCTGTAGCGCCAATAAATCTAACAGCCTTACCTGCTGTGATTGTAGCACCCGAATCGTTGTACACTCGTTGGAACAGTTCTTGTCCAACTGAAATAGTGTTGTTGCTATCGTTTGTGTAAAATGCAAGTGTATCAAATCCGTTATGGTAGAACAGTCTGCCTTCGCTGTTTGAAGGAGTACTGTGTGACGTGTCAAAATCTATATAATCAACACCAGTGATTTCACCCTGTAGCAGTGCTTTGTCTGCGTGTAGTTCTGCCCAACGTAGTGCTGAAGTACCTAGGTCACGTGTTCCATCTGTACTTGGCACAAAGTCGCTGTCTACTCTTGCTGTAACAGTAAGTGTATCAGTTGTAGCATCACCTAAATCAGTATTGCCATTTACACCAAGATCTCCGTGTACTGTGGCATTTCCGTCAACGTCTAGATTGCCGCCCATGTTTAGGTTTTCAGCTAAACCAAGACCACCGTCAATGATAACTGAACCTGTGGTGTTGCTTGTACTTGCGGATGTGTCGTTGAAACTGGCTACACCTGTTACATCAAGTGTACCTTGTAGTGTGGTATCACCCGGAACTGTAACGTCACCGCCAAATTCAGCATCGGTGTCTGTCCACATGATGGCCAAGTCATCATTGCCACTCATGATTTTTAGGTTGCCGCTGCTGTGATTCATCAGCTGACCAAATACTACACCGCCGTCTGCTAGATCAACATATCCATTTTCGCTGTCAAGTGTTAGTGTGCCAGGTGCATCCAATGTTACGTTTGTTGCACCGTTCATTACAATGTCTAGTACAGTAGTGCCATTGTCTTTTATTGTAATATTGCCGCCGTCGGCATCAAGAATAATGTCGCCAGTAGCATCTAGTGTAAGATCTGTTGCTGCTGGAGTATCAATAAGCGGAACAGTCAATGATGTTGCAATGTCAACTGCGTTTGGCAATCCAATGGTTACTGTTTGAGCTGATGCACTGGTTTCGATTTCATTTGCTGTACCGCTAATAGTCAAAGTTTCACTTGCTAGAGCTACTGTGCCAGTGCCGCTGTCACCTGCTGTACTCAAATCTGTACTGATGCTTGCTGTGCTTACCGCTGTAATCAAGCCTTTGGCATTTACTGTAACAACTGGAATTGCTGTAGCACTACCAAATGCACCTGTGTTGCTGTTTACTGTTGCAAGTGTCAGGGCTGCATCTACTGTAGCACTACCGTCAACACTGCTAAGTGTACCAGATGCATCGCCACTGAATGTTAGGTCTCTTGCTGTTTCCCATGCTGTTGCAGTATCGGCATTACCTGTCAAATCACCTGTTACATCACCTGTTACATCACCTGTGTATGTAGAATCAGTTCCGTCAGTTCCTGCTTCTAAAACTTTACTGGTTCCATTGGATGCATAAACGTCACCAGTAAGATCACCAGTTACATCGCCAGTTACATCACCTGTTACATCGCCAGTTATATCACCTGTAATAGTACCTGTTACACTTAAATTATAAGCTAAAGATATGTTACCTGTTGAACTATCTACTACAAATGAATCATTTTTCCAGTTTCCGCTATCAACACTTGGATCTCTTACAGTAATATAAAAGTCATCGTCATTGTTTCTACCAAAAGCTGCTCGTTGTACATCGTTATTTGCAAATGTAACTGTAGAAAATCCGCCGTTAGTATCGTTTAAGTAGATGTCTGGTTCAACACTATCAATACGTAGCGCACCTACGCCGTCATTTAAACTAGATGCTGTAAGTTGCAATGGCGGCGTTGTAGTTTGAGTAGAAGTTAGTTCTAAGATATCCATTGTTATAGTGCCGCCGGCTGTAATGTCACCGGTTGTTGTAACAGATCCTACTGTGACTGCACTAGGAAGCCCAACTGTAAATACACCGCTTGATTCGCTAACTTCAACTTCGTTTGTTGTACCGGTAACATTGATTGTGTCACCTTGTTCTACTGCTGTTGCACCTGCTGTAAACAGTGTACCAGACAAACCGCCAGCTGGCATGTTGACTGTTGCAGTACTAAAGTCTACTGTGCCTGTTGCAGTAACATCGCCTGCTGTTATTGCTTTTCCAAAAGTAACTCCTTCGCTACCGTCGGTACTTACAAATGTAAGGTATGTATTAGAACCTTCTTGAAATGTAAATGCTGTTGCACTGTTGTCGCTGATTTCAACACTGCTGTCATTGCCAGCAGTATTTTCAACAGTGAGGCCATTTTTGACCTTGAAATTATGTTCAAATGTTGCCATGCTCGCTTCCCTCTCCACGTAATAGGCTACATCACTCTCGTCATGTTGCTACTATTTATACAAAAGTATCTGCGATTAGATTAGTTAGATTAGATGTTTTTCAGCAATGAAACGATAGTTCATTGAATCTGTACTATCTGGAGTAATCAAAAGTCTTATGTTGCCGCCGTTTATATCAGCCGACGATGTAAACTGTACAGCATCGCTTATCAATGTCCCGTATTTGGTGATATACACATCTGTGCCATCGTGCATTACCATAATTTTTTCCACATGATATTCACTGTCAGTTGTGTTTTCGCAACTGATAAAATATTCTGCACTTCGGTACTCAGTTACATCCCAACTGTCTACTGCAAATTGTGTGGTTGCACTACTAGTAGCTGTAGAAGCATGCGAATGATATGCATTGTGCATGTGTACGTTGTTGGTAAACACAGTATCCCATTGTTTGGTTTCGCTTCCCAAGTTATGGGTATCATCTGTTTCAGGTATAATGTTGCTATCAACCTGACCTGTAAATGTGATAGTATCGCTAGTTGCATCACCTAAATCAATGTCGCCGTTGAGTATAGTGTCGCCAGTAGAAGTAATCGAACCAGTTACACTCAAATCACCATCTTCAGTAAGGGTAAGAATGTCAGTCGAACCAGTTTGAACTTTGAATGTTTCATCTGTTGCATTGTTATCGTTGTCAATCTGCACAATCAAACTACCTGGTGAAGTGAATTTACCACCGTCTGCAACGATATAATTTGAAGTAGCGTCTACAACTTCGACATCATTGATAAACTGTTTCTTTGTTTTATTATTCCATTTCCATCCACGTGTTCTTCTTGGCATAATCTTTTCCTTAGTTGACTACTTCTGTCGTTGTAACAATCGCAACCCATTTGATTGTCTTACTGGCTTCGCCGGTACAAGTAATTTTGAGTGCATCGTTTGTATCATCTGCTTGCGCATCTACTTGCCAGTCTTCATCATCTTGTGCAACAATAATCTCGTACAAATCGCCGACATCGGCAGTTGTACCGCTATGATTGTCAACGACACCTTTTACATGCCAACCTGCGCCTTCGCCTGCGGCATCTGTGCGTCTAGCAACAAATTTGATTTCATAGAACATGGTAGTGTTACTTGCAACACCTACTCTGCTGTTAGTAGTTCCGCCTACAAAAATCTCTGTTTCTGTAGCATCTGTAGTTGTGCCATATAGCACATATTGTCTTGTGTAATATCCTGTATCACCGTGATGAATATACTTGTCTGCATCATCAACTACAAGGTTAGCTGTAATAGTTGCATCGCCGTCGACATCTAGTGTGCCGCTTACAGTTGCATTACCACTTACATCTAGATTGTTTGCAACAGTTACATCGTTGTCTGTATCAACAGTAAGTGCTGTTCCAGTATCTGTTGAACCAAGTATCAAATTATTGTTGGCAAAAACTCTAGTATCGTTTCCAGAAACAATAAAGCCGCCTCTGCTGGTTATTCTAAAGCCTTCACCATCTGTTGTGCTTGCTACACGAATCATACCGTCTGCACGTAGTGCATGATCGCCTGTGCTGTTGATTTCTACAACACCATCAATTGTAGTTGCACCAGTTACATCCAGTGTACCGCCGATTGCGGTATTACCACTTGCTACTGTTACGTCAAATCCTGTACCAACTTCAAATGTTGTACCATCAAATGTTAGGTTTGCATCATCTTCTAGAGAGCCTGCTGTACCTGCAATAACAATTCTATTGTCTGTCAAATCACTTACAGTTGCACTTGCCAGTGTTGATTCGCCTGTTACATCCAGTGTTCCACCTACAGTTGCATTGTCATCAACTGTCAATCCGCCCATGTGCAAGTCTGCATAGTCGTCGATTGTGATGTTACCGTTTGTTGTTCCGTCTTCTGTGTTTGTGTTTGCTACGACAAATTCATCTGCACTTTCATCCCAGAAGAAGCTGACATTGTTAGTGTCTTCGTCGGTTCCGTCTCCACGTGTGAACACCATACCCAAATCAATTGCTGTAGCTGTGTTGCCATCGCCGACTTTGATCAGTGCATCACTTACATTCAGTGTGGTTGTGTCTAGTGTGGTTGTTGTTCCACTGACTGTTAGGTTACCTGCAATTGTTGCATTACCATCAACATCCAAGTTACCGCCCATGTTTAGATTTTCAGCTAAACCCAAGCCTCCGTCAATGACCACAGCACCAGTTGAATTGGTTGTACTTGATGTAGTGCTGTTGAAGTTTACATCGCCGGTAACATCCAGTGTACCGCCAATTGTTGTGTTACCGCTAGCACCAAGCACCTGGAATACATTTACATCTGAACTGTTGTCAATATTGAATGTGATACTGTTGTCAAATGTAACATTGTTGCTGACAGTTAGGTCCAAGTCAATATCAATACTGGTGTTGGCAATATCAATATCAAACAGTGTTGTGTCTGAACTGTTGTTGATTGTAAAGCTGTTGTCTTTGAATACAACATCACCTTCAATGGTTGTATCACCAGTGCTCATGTCAATTTGGAACACTTGTGTACTTGAGTTGTTGTTGATTGTGAAGTTGTTGTTGCTTTCAAATGTTACTTCATTGTTGATAGTTGTACTACCTTCAATGGTTGTATCACCGGTACTCATGTCAATGTTGAATGTGTTGGTGTTACTGTTATTTTGAATTGTGAACGTATCGCTGCTGTTATCAACCAATGTCATTGTGTTGTTTACAGTTGTATCACCTTCAATAGTAACTGCACCAGTACTCATTGCAATGTTGAATACCTGCGTATCACTGCTGTTATTGATTGTAAAGTTGTTGGTTGAAGAATCTGTAAATGTAACGTTGTTGTTCACAGCCATTGTGTTGTTGATGGTTGTAGCACCTTCAATGGTTGTATCACCAGTACTCATGTCAATATTGAATACCTGCGTATCACTGCTGTTGTTGATCAAGAAAGTATTACTACTATCATCAGTAAATGTAACACTGTTGTTCACAGCCATTGTGTTGTTGATAGTTGTAGCACCCTCAATGGTTGTATCACCTGTGCTCATATCAATATTGAAGGTGGTTGTGTCACTGCTGTTGTTGATAGTAAATGCGTTGCTGCTATTGTCATTCAGTGTTAGACTGTTTTCAATAGTGGTAGCACCTGTGCTCATATCAATTTGGAACACTTGTGTACTTGAACTGTCATTGATTGTAAAGTTATCGCCACTTTCAAAAGTAACTGCACTGTTGATTGTTGTGTCGCCTTCAATAACAGTATCACCAGTGCTCATATCGATTTGGAATACTTGTGTACTACCGCTGCTGTTCAATGTAAAGTTGTTGTCGCTTTCAAACGTTACAGCATTGTTGATGGTTGTGGCACCTTCAATTGTGGTTGCACCTGTTGCACCATCGATTTGGAATATTGTTACTGGTGTGCCGCTGTTGTCTGCCATTGTAAAGTCAGCTGCTGCACTTAGGCTAACATTGTTGCTCACTGCCAGTGTGTTGTTGATAGTTGTGCCACCACTGATAATAGTGTCACCTGTGCTCATATCAACGTCAAACACAGTTGTATCGCTGCTGTTGTTGATATTGAAATTGTTACTTGAACTATTGGTAAATGTAACGTTGTTGTTGGTTGCCACAGTGTTGTTGATCACAGTCGGACCAGCAATGGTTGTTGCACCAGTGCTACCTACAACTTGGAATACCTGTGTACTCGATTCATTGTTGAATGTAAAGTTGTTGTTGCTTTCCAGTGTCAAGCTGTTGCTAATCGATGTAGCACCATCTGCTGCAATACTGAATGCATTGCTGGTACCTGCGTTGAATACACCATTTACAGTTACATCACCGCTTTCCAGTGTGAGTGTATCAGTAACAGTGCCTGCTTTCATTGTGCCAAAAACCAACTTACCATCTTCTGTGGTGTCGGTAATATCTGTGATTGTACCAGTTAGTCTAGCAATTGTTTCAATGTTGGAACCATCGTCATATGCACGGAATTCCATAATACCGCCAACATCGTTGTCTGCTGGTGTAGCACGTTCGTTACAAATAATCAGTGTAGGTGATGTTGCATCATCTGCTGTGTTTTGTACAATAAATTCTGGCTGACTTGCTGAGCTTGAAGTTACAAAAATTCTACCGTTTGATTGACCAGGTTCAATATTGCCATTGATTGTAATAGTATCGCCTGTGCTGTCGCCAAGTTGTGTTGTACCTTCAACTGTTAGGTTGCCGCCCATGTATAGATTTTCAGCAACACCAACACCACCATCTACTACAAGAGCGCCAGTGGTTGCATCAGTTGCAGTTGTAGTATCGTCAACGTTGACCATTCCAGTAACATCCAGTGTACCGCCAATGGTTGTATTGCCTGTGATATCAGCAGTGCTGGTTGCTGTAAATGCACCATCTACGTTTACTGTATCATCAAATTGTGCACCAACATAAAAATCAATTTCTGGTGATCCTGTTGTGCTTATGAATGTCATAAAGTCAACTGGTGTACCAGCTACATCTTGAATAGTCAATGCGTCTGCTTGGTTGGTACCAAATTGAATAATGTTTGCACCGCTGGCACCAGTGAATTCAATGTTTGACTTTAGGAACAAGTGGCGCCATGCATTGCCAGTGGTTGTTTGGCCCAAGTCGTATGTGTTGTCAGCATTTGGAACAAGGTCTCCGGCAGCATCAAGTGAACCAATTTCCAAGTCGCCTTTTGTACCTGAGAACACCTCTGAACTGTTGGTAGCATCTGTAAGGAATGTAAATGCACTTGTGCTGTCATCATAACCAAAGAAGCCCAGTTTTGCACTGCCGTCGTAGTATCTAAATTCGATACCTCTGTCTTTGTTGTCGTCTGTGCTTGGTGCTGTGTCGCCACCTAGTGTAAAAATTGGATCGTCGATTGTGACTGTTGTACTGTTGACTGTTGTGGTTGTACCATCGACTTGAAGGTTACCGCCTACTGTAATGTTACCAGTTGTTGTAAGAGATCCCATTGTGTTGGCACCTGTACTGGTTACATTACCTGTCAAATCACCAGTTACATCACCAGTTACATCACCTGTCAAATCACCAGTTACATCACCAGTTACACCACCGCTTGCAGTGATAGCACCTGTAGCACTAATTGTTGTAAATGCACCAGTTGATGCAGAGTTTGCACCAATTGCTGTGCCGTCGATGGCACCGCCGTTGATATCAACTGTTGTAAATGTACTTGTACCAGTTGATGTGATGTTACCTGTTACATCACCTGTTACATCACCTGTCAAGTTACCAGTTACAGTGTCAATGTAAGCATTGGCCCATGCATTGCTGCTATCGCCCAAATCATGTGTACTGTCTGTTGCTGGAATTAGGTCACTGTCGATGTCTGAACTAAATGTAACAGTGTCAGTTGCAGCGTCACCGATGTCAATGTTGCCTTGGCCTACAATGGCTCCGCCTACATATAGGTTTTCACTAACGCCAACACCACCTGTTACAATAAGTGTACCGGTAGTTGGACTGGTACTGCCAGTACCGCCTGTTAGTGTTAGACTTGTAAAGCTAGCTGAGCCGCCACCTGAAATATCTGATAGAAATGCTACTGTACCACTAGCATCCTGGAATGTAATAGTTCTGTCTGCTGTTGGATCTGTAATTGCAAACGTGGTTTCATAATCGTCTGCTGTAGCACCTTCGAATACCAACGGTGATCCACCGCTAAATGTTGCTGAACTAATGCCTGTAATAGCACCACCGGTTATAGATATAGTGCCGTCTGTAAGTGTAGTTACCGTAGCCGTAGCCAATGTAGGAGAGTCAGTAGGAACAAAGTTTGTTCCATCATATGCAAGTATATCATTATTTGATGGTGCGTTTGTTGTAAGATCAAATTCACTTAGTTTATCAGCTGATACTGATGTTGTTAGCCATGTACCACTGGTATCATCGTATATTAGAAAATCACCGTCTGCGTATGCATCGGCTGCTACATCTGTAAAATCTCTCAGTGCCCCAACGACTGCTGTGCTTACACCTCTCCCTATATATGCCATCTTATGTTATCTCCAATACACTTACAAAAACTTCGCAGTCGTCGGCTGATGTTGCTGTAACCACTAGCTTGTCACCTGTTTCAAGGTTGATAGGTTTGTCCCAGAACAGTGTTGTTTGCACCGGTACCACTATGCTATTTCCCAACTTGCTGTAGCTTCCTTCGCTATCATCATAAACTTCGACGTCTACAGCAATATTTATCGATGCATCAACATTGGCAATGTTGAGGTTGTGAATCACACTGGTGGTATTACTGGGTGCAGTATAAATGTCAGTTCGTGTATCGGCTGAGCTTATTGTTGCGCTTGCGTTTTTGAAACTACTTGCCATATTATATTATCCTCCAAGTGCAATTGCAAAAGCTATCGCATCACCTTCTGTTACATATCCTAAACTATTTATTGTTGCAGGTTCCCACTTACTTGTGCTAGCATTGTACTGCAAAAGATCACCGTCGTTTGGTGTTCCTACTATAGATACATCTGATAAATCGTTTAGAACTGTTCCGCTAGCACTTGCTCCAACACCTTTGTTGCCTACATAACGTGCACCAACTACATAGATTACATTGCTGGTACCTGTGCCGATGCTGGTAGGAAGGTTAGTACCAATGAAATGAAGTACACCAGATTTGTAATCAAAGTACCATTCGTCGTTGTTACCAGATCCTGCTGCAAACAGTTGTGTACCATTGGTTTGCGGTGCACTGTCGCTTGCACTACTAGCATAGATTTTTACTTGATATGTACTACCAAATTCAGGTGGAATCCAATCTGTTTCACCTGTTTTCCAAGTTCTATTGTTGGTTGCAGTTGAGTCTTCTGTTGCTTCAACAGTGGCATTGCCGTTGCCACTGTCATCATATATTTCTACGTTGCTATCGTTGCTGGTAGGAATAACACTGGTTATTTGATCAGCATTACTCCAAACTTCATCGCCACGCAGTAGTAACGGACTGGCAATACTTTCATTGGTAGCATTTTTTACATCATTGGTATCAGTTTTGGTTACACCATAACCCAACTTCTTCCAAAGATAATCTACCTTTTGTGCATCAGATATTGCCATTGTTTATCCGTCTCCTATTAGCTAATGCTCAATGCTGTAACACTGTCACCGCTTGCTAGTGCAATTCTTACTAGAACTACATTGCCAGTAGCGTTTGTCATGTTTTCAGTACCAAGTGTCATTGTGTAACTGCCACTTAGTGCACCCGATCCAATAATATCACCAGTTGTTGATGCACAACCGTTTGATCCGTTACCGCCGGAACCTGTATTAGCACCCGGAACACCGCTACCTGCATACGCTATACCTGCATCTAGCCAACCACTGATTGAACTTGCATCGTCAATTGCTGTACCTGGTGCAGCAATCCACAGTCCTTCAATACCTGTGCTACTTGTGATGTTGATATCAAAGTTAGCAACAACTGTTCTACGGAATGCAAATGTAAAGTACTGTGTACCTGTGTCTCCGCTTCTGTCTGGGCCAGCTGGCAAGTAACCTGAACTATAGTCTGTGGTATCATGTTTTAGTGTACCAAATCTAATAGTTGCTTCTTTGGTTCCTTCTACACCTGGGTCACTGCTTTCGCTGTATACATCGTTTGTGTAGTAGTTTGTTGTGTCACTGATTGTTGGATTGTCAACAGTTGCAGCATTGAAATCAAATACACGCACACCGTTGTCGTTGTATGTACTACCTAAACTACTACTTACACTGACACCAATTTCACTGATACCACTTTGCGATGCTGTATGCACTTGTAGTTTTGCAGTTGCATCACTTGAATAGCTGCCTGTACCGTTGACGTTGTAAGCACGTGCTTTGATAGTTTCTACAGTTCTTACACTACTTGAAGTAATATCAACTGTCAAGTCACCAATTGTGTATGCACTGCTATTACCAGTGTTTGCATTTGGAATACCGCCAGTTAGATAACTAGTGGTGCCATCGACTTCAGCATATGTAAAGTACTGAGTACTAATTGCACTCTGTGATGTGCTTTCGTAGTTTGTACCACTAGTTACTTCTACAACCTGTGTGGTGTTTCTATATGTTTGTCCAATCCAATCTGCAAGTGTTGTACCGCTCAATGTTACATTTGGTGATCCGCTGTTGTAATGCGGAATACCTGAAATGTATCTGTAAGTACCATTGGTACCTGCTGCCAGTGTACCAATTGTTGTGGTTGGCGTATTGGTAACATCATCTTTTACAAATTCAACAGTGTTTGTATCTCCGCTTGTGCTGTGTGACAGTTGGAAACTGTTGATACCGTTGCTTACACCGCTTGCTGTTTTTGATACTCTAGCTTTGAAGCCTTGGAATGCATCTGGATAGTAGATACTGCTCGCAAATGTTGTTGAGCTACCACTAGCATTCAACAGTTGATAATCACTTTGATCGGTAACATCCAAACTTGTGTATGTTCCTGTTTTATCAGTACCATCAAATGTTACGTTGCCGTCGCCGCTGCCGTTGACGTTTGCAGTAAGTGTTCCAGCATCTGCATCATATGCAAATGTGCTGATTGCTGTACTGCTGATGCTGCCGCTTGTACTTGTTGTTCTGTTTACATTGTCGCCTGCACTGTATGTTGCACCACCTGTGTTATCAGTTGCACTTGCTGCCAGTTTAGGCGAAGTACCTACACTTCCGCTGAATGCAATTGTTTTAGTGCTCAGTCCATTTGGTGCACTTGGTGCATCGTCGTAAACTTTTAGCAATACACTGCCTGTTGCAGGAATAACACTTGGGTTAGCAGTTGTGTGACTGTCTAGTTCTAGTGTTGTTGTATCTCTGCCTGTGCCACTGTTGGTGCCTTGGGCCCATGTGTGTTGTAATCTGCTACCGCTTACACCACCGTCGGCTGCATCGCTAGCAATTGTATCGTTGCTGGATCCATCACCCCAATCCATGTCATATGTAACTGTTGCCATAGTTGTATTGGTTGTGGTGTTTTCCATGTATAGACTGTCGCCTTCTTTGACCCACAAGTCGTTTCCGCTCAATGCGCTACCGCCTGTGCTTGCTCTGAAGTAATCAAAGCTAACAACTGGGTCTGCTGTGTAGATAACAATATAGTCTGTTCTGCTAGAGCTAGCACTACTACCTGTTCCGCCACCGCTGGTGTTGCTTGCTGTTACACTAACAGTAAACGGTGAGTTTGTGTTGCTTGAATATGTGTGACTTGGTGTACTATCACTAGTTGTGTCACTGTTACCATCACCCCAATCTATTTCAAATTGGTTAGCATTACCGTCTACAGTTGTTGTAAGTGTTACAGTTGTTCCTGCGCCGCCTGCTGTAGTATCTGCTACAAATGTTACACTGCGCACAAATGTATCATTGCGAACGTTTTCAATAATTTCGTTTAGATCATCTAGTACGTTTACAATTTTGTTTGTGTCTGCAAAGTCTTGATATGCACCATCGCTACTCCAGCTACCGTCTGTCGGAGTACCTGCATCAAGTTCTGCGCCTGTTTGCCCATCAACGTATGCTTTGATACTTTGCTGTGTTGCCAGTGCTGTGTCGCTATCACTGGTCATATCATCTTCATCAAGAATGTTGTCCACTGTTGTTGAGCTGTTGATTGTCAAGTCTGTGTTTACATTCAAGCTAGCACCAACATACAAGTTTTCGCTGATACCAGCACCACCTGCTACTGTCAATGCACCAGTGCTTGTACTTGTTGATGCTGTTGTGTTTGTTACACTTGTAGTACCAGCAATGCTTGTATTACCTGTAGCACCTGCAATTGTAAAGTTGCTGTTTACATCAACGTCTACTGCAACACTCAAGTCTCCTTGGAATGCAGCATCTGCGCCTGTGAATTCAACGGAAGTTGTACCGTTGCTCGAAATCGACATGTTGTTGCTGCCGCTTACTTTTGACAAGCTACCAAAGTTTGTACCACCTGCATCAAATGTAATGCTTGAACTTGCATCAATATCCAAACTGATGTCAGTTGCGGCTGTAAAGTTGATTGCTTGTCCAGAAGTAACTGCTGCATCATTTGAGCCTGTTGTTGTAATTGTGTATGCGCCTGCTACTGTACTACCTGTAGCAGATACTGTCAATCCATCTACGTTTAGATCGCCTCCGACATATAGGTTTTCAGCAATACCAGCACCACCATCAATAATCACAGCACCTGTTGTTGTGCTTGTACTTCCTGTGGTATCATTGAAGTTTGTTGCTCCAGTGACATCCATTGTGCCTGCGACCAATGTGTTACCAGTTGCATAGTCCACTGTAAATTTGTTTGAACTGTCACCAAATGTCAAATCACCTGCGCTGTCAATTTGCATACGCTTGGTGCCTGCTGTGTAAAATTCTAGTGCATCAATATCGCTGCTGCTTTCAGCTTCAATATATGTGTCTTGATCAACATCTTTTACGCCGCCCAATGAACTCCATGCACTGCCATCGTATCCTTCAAATGCACTGTCAGTTGAATTGAAGCGAATTTGACCAGTAACTGCTGTAGGACGCTGTGCTGTAGTACCTACCGGAATTTGCACACTGCCTGTGCTGTCAAAGATAGCATTACCAAATCTAACATTGCCTTTTGTGCCCGAGAACACTTCGCTAGCATTGGTTGCATCAGGAATAAATGTAAATTCGCTGGTGCTATCGTCAAAACCAAAGAAGCCTAATTTTGCATCAGTACCGTTGTGATAGTGGAATTCAATACCTCTATCTTTGTTGTCGTCTGCACTGATGTCTGTATCGCCCAGTGTGATAATTGGGTCATCAACTTGAAGTACGCTACTTTCAACTGTTGTAGTAGTACCACTAACTGTTAGATCACCAGTTAGGCTCAAGTTACCACCTAGGTTCAAGTTATTGGTAATTGTAGCATCATCAACGTAAATGTGTTGCCATCTGTTTGTTGTATCACCAAGATCATAAGAACCATCTGTGTCAACCAACAAGTCACTTGCTGCTTTTGCAGTAAATGTAACAGTGTCTGTGTTTGCATCACCTAGTGTAGTGTTACCATCTACACTCAAGTCGCCTTCTGCTGTAACGTTTCCAGTTAGCGTACTTGCACCAGTAACTGCTAGTGTTGTGCTCACTGTTGCTGCACCAGTTACTGCCAGTGTACTACCGTCAAATGTTAGGTTTGCACTGTCTTCAATTTCACCGTCTGTGCCTGCAAGTACAACTCTACCCGATGTCAAGTCTGAAATCTTAGCACTTGAAATAGTAGCTGCACCCGATTGGAATGTACCGCTTACAATTGTGTTACCTGTGCTCATTTCAACATCAAATACAGTTGTATTACTGCTGTTGTCGATATTGAAGTTGTTGCTACTGTTGTCTGTAAATGTAACGTTGTTGTTTACAGCCATTGTGTTGTTGATAGTTGTAGCACCTTCAATTGTTGTTGCACCAGTACTACCATCAACGTTGAAAACGTTTGTGTTTGAGCTGTTGTCAATGTTGAAGTTGGCATTGTTTTGAATGTTTACGCCTACATCAATGTCAACTGTTGTGTTGATAATAACGTTACCACCGCCAAAGTCTGCCGTTGCTGCTGCAATTTCACCAGTTAGGTTAGTGTCGCCTCCAACATATAGATTTTCAGCAATACCAACACCGCCATCTACTACAAGAGCACCTGTTGTTGTGCTTGTGCTGCCTGTTGTGCTGTTTAGGTTTGTATCGCCTGTAACATCAAGTGTACCGCTCAATGTTGTGTTTCCTGTAACTGTTGCTGTTCCATCAACATCCAAGTTACCACCCATGTTCAAGTTTTCAGCTAAGCCAAGGCCACCGTCGATAATTACAGCACCAGTGGTGTTGCTTGTACTTGTGGTTGTATCATTGAAGTTGGCTGCACCTGTTACATCAAATGTGCCACCTACAGTTGCGTTGCCATCTACATCCAGTGCGCCGCCCATGTTTACTGCGCCTGCAATACCAACGCCACCGTCTACTACCAATGCACCAGTGGTGTTTGAACTAGAGGCAGTGGTGTCATCAATGTCTACTCGGCCTGCAAAACTTGTGTCAGGTGTAACTGCCATTGCGTTACTGCCTGTTGTACTTGTTAGTACAATAAAGTCGCTTGTACCGTCTGTGATGCTCAAACCATCTGCTAGGTTAGTTGGGAAAACAATTTCGCTTTCTCCGGTTGCACCGCTGAATGTAACACTTTCTGAAAGGAATATATCTTTCCATGCTTTGCTACTGGTACCCAAATCGTATGTGTCAGTAACATCTGGAACAATGTTTGATGTAACATCTGCACTGAATGTAACAGTGTCAGTGTCTGCATCACCAAATGTTAGGTTACCTGCAATTGTTGCATTGCCTGTAACATTTAGGTTACCGCCAATATCAACATCACTTGATACATAAAGTTTTTCGCCAATACCAACACCGCCTGCTACTGTTAGAGCACCAGTTGATGTGCTGGTTGAAACTGTTGTACTGTCAATGCTTGTATCACCTGTAATTGTTGCTGTACCTGTAATTGCAGCATCGTCGTCAATTGTGGTTGTACCACCAGCACTGTCAATGGTCAAGTTTCCTGAACTTGTGTCAATTTCATTTGTGCCAGTTGTTGCAATTTGAATGTTGCTAAAGTCTGCGTTTGTACCTGTAACGGTATCAATGTATGCATTTGCAAAACGGTTTGTTGTGTCACCTAAGTCATAGCTGCTGTCAGTGTCAACCAATAGGTTGCTACCCAACTTGGCTGTAACTGTTAGTGTGTCACTATCTGCATCACCAATGGTTACATCGCCGTCCAATGATGTTGCACCAGTTACATCCAGTGTACCGCCAACTGTAACATTTCCGTCAGTTAGAATTGTTTCAACATACAGGTTATCCCATTTGTTAGCATTGCTACCCAAGTTGTAGGTTGCATCTGTATCTGGAACTAGGTTACTGCCAACTTGGCCACTAACATCCAATGTGGTTTCAACTGTTGCTGTCTCAACATACAAGTTGTTCCAACTGTTGGTGCTGTCGCCTAGGTCGTATGTTGCATCTGTGTCGACCAACAAGCTGCTGGCTGCTTTGGCTGTGAATGTAACAGTGTCTGTGTTTGCATCGCCTAGCGTTGTGTTGCCTTCTACAGTCAAATTGCCTTGGGCTGTTACATTACCTGTTAGTGTACTTGTACCTGTTACTGCCAGTGTGCCAGTTAGTGTAGCATTACGACCATAAATGTCTTGAATATCCAAGTCACCAAATGTACCAGTTACTACTTCGCCTGATATAGTTGCATCAGGAGTAAATTGGAATCTGCCTGTGCTGTCGTCAAATCCAAAGAAACCTGTTTTTGCTGTTGATCCATCATGCCAATTGAATTTGATACCACGATCTTTGTTATCGTCGGAGTCTGGAGCGTCAGTACCGCCGAGTGTGAAGATTGGATCGTCGATTACAATTTCTGTCGAACTAATAGTAGTAGTTGTACCTTCAACTGTCAAGTCTCCTGTGATACGTGCACTACCATCTACATCAAGTGCAACAGTTGGAGAAGTTTGGTTGATACCTACTCTGTCGTTTGTTTCATCTACAAATAGTACACCACTGTCAACATTCAATCCACCACTAATAAGAACATCGCCGGTGCCATTAGGAGCAAGTGTTAGGTCACCGTTTGTGTCTGATGTTGAAATTGTATTACCGCTGACTGAAATATTACCAAAGCTACCCGAAGCAGATGTTGTACCAAATCCGCCAATATAACGAGCACCTGAAATGTAAATTTTCTTACTTGAGGTAAGTCCGCTTGGAAGGTTAGTACCAATAAAGTGCAGCACACCCGATTGATAATCAAAGTACCATTCGTCATTGTTGCCACTACCAGCTGCAAAGATCTGTGTACCGCCAGTTTGTGCATCAGTTTGGCTTGCATCATCAATGTAAACTTTTACTTGATACGTACTACCAAATTCAGGTGGAATCCAGTCTGTTTCACCTGTTTTCCAAGTTCTACGTGAACTGGCTGTGTTGTCTTCTGTTGCTTCAATAGTGGCTTCTGATCCACCATCTTTATAAATTTCTACTACGCTGGTGCTTGCACTTGGAATAACTCCAGGTACACTGCCTGCATCGCTCCATACTTTGTCACCACGTAGTAGTAGTGGTGATGCGATGCTTTCGTTGGTTGCATTTTTGACTGAGTTTACGTCTGTTTTTGTAACACCGTAACCTAACTTTTTCCAAAGATAGTCAACCTTTTGTGTGTCGGTAATTGCCATTTTTTACGCTCCTAATGGTTCTCACATCATAATATCTGATATAGTTATTTATGCACTACCAAAACTTATCGAACTGACATAATCGCCATCCGCAAGCTCAATACTGAACAATAACTGATTACCTGTTGCATTGGACAAGTTTTCGCTACCCAATGTCAACTCAAATGTTTGATTGCTAATAACAGATCCAGTGGTAATAGTGTCTCCAGATGTTTTAGCACATCCGTTTGAACCGTTACCACCATTGGCAGTGTCGCTGCCCGGTACACCACTACCGGCATATGGAACAGTTGCATCTAGCCAACCTCCCAATCCGCTAGCATCATCAATACCTGTACCCGGAGCTGCTATTTTGAATCCTGAAATTTTTCCTGTAATCGTTACAGAAAAGTTTGCCACCAGTGTTCTGCGGAACGCACCTCTAAAGTACTGTGTTCCACTTCTACCTGTTGCTAGATCTGGTCCTGCTGGCAAATATCCGCTGCTCAGATCTGTGTCAAAATGTTTTAGTTCTCCAAACCGTACAATAGCATTGTCTGTACCTGCTACTGTTTGACTACCACTCCATGCATCGCCTGTATAGTAGTTGGTTGTTGAAGTGTAAGCAGGAGTAGCGCCGCTCAATGTGCTCATAACAACACGCTTGGCATTGTCTGTAAATCCGCTGCCCAATCCACTTACTGTAATATCACCTTCGTCAAATCCACTGAGGCTTTGACTGTATAGTTGTATTTTTGTTGGCAATGTAACATAGCTGCCGCTGCCGTTTACATTGTTACCTCTCATGCGTATTTGACCAACTGCACGTGCACTACCATTGATGTTCACTATCAAATCGCCCATACTGTACGCTGTACCATTTCCTGTATCTGCATTCGGAATACCACTGGTCAGAAATGTTGTTGTTCCGTCAATGTCGCTGTAACTTTTGTTTTGTGTGTTTACAAGACTGCCACTAGTGCCTTCGTCGTTGCTGGCATGCACAAAGGTCAACACTGTGCTGGTATCTCTGTAGGTTTGTCCAATAAAGTTGTCAATTGTAGCACCTGCAATTTGAATTGCACCGCCGCTGTTGTAATATTCAACTCCGCTGATGTATCTTTTTGTACCTGCACTGCTTTCAGTCATTGTAACACTGCTTACGTCAATGGTAGGTGTAGCAGTTAAATCATCTTTGACAAACTCCAGTACGTTTGTATTACCATTTGTGCTGTGTTGCAATTGATAACTGTTTATACCATCACTTACTGCACTGGCTGTCTTTGAAATTCTAGCTTTGAAAACTCTGTAAAAATTGTTTGGATACGTACTTCCACTTGAGTTCTGTCCGCTGCTGTTTACAGCATTTGCGTCGATGTCTTCTGTTACTACCAAACTCAAATTGGTTCCTGCATTGTTGCTGCTGGTAAATGTAATTGCACCATCTGCACTGCCATTGACCATTGCAGTGAGTGTACCGCTGGCAGCGTTGTATGCATATGTGCTCAATATGTCAGACTGTATTGTACCACTGGTGTCGGTTGTTCTGTTTACATCATCACCCGAGCTTACAGTAGCACCGCCACTGACATGATCAGTAGCGCCATGTGCAAGTTTTGGACTGGTACCTGTGTCTTCGCTAGTAAACGTCAATGTTTTACTGTTCAATCCTTGTGGTGCACTTGGTGTTGGTAATATTTGCACACTGAAGTTTTCAGTATCATCAGATGCATTGGTACTGTATGTACTGTGGTAGGCTAACAAGCTACCGTTGTATGTTCCAGTACCGTCACTGGTATAATCATGTGTTTGGCTGGCAGTAGTTGTTACTGCGTCAGTTTCGCCGTCGCCCCAAGTCCAGGTATAGTTGGTAGCATTTTCACTGGTGTTTGTGCCTGTAACTTCTGCATAGTTGTTGCCATCATATCCAACAAATGCATATCCTCTAGTGTCGCTTGCACCACTGATACCTGTTGCTTCGTTGGTAAACACCACACTTACATTGGCACGTGGATCTGGATTCACTGTGATAGTGGTTGCACTGCTAACAAACGGACTGCTGCTGTTTCCTGTGTTACAGGTAAGTGTAACATCAAATGTTTCGCCTACTGCTCTGTCGCTAAGATCAAAAGTGTGTGTAATAGTTTGGCTTGTATCACCACTGGCACCGCTGCCGATATTCACAGTGTTGCTTGTACCATCATCCCAGTCCCAAACATATGTTTGTTGGTTACCAAATGTGCTTCTGCTACCAGGACTGCCTGTTGTGTTGTTTGTAAATGTAACAACCAAACCATTGGTTGCTTCTTCGTTATTGCCACTGGTAACATCTGCACTAAAGCTAGGTGAAATAGTGTTTTCGTAAACTTTGAAAGTTTTGCTGGTGTTAGTTGGAATATCGTCACTTGCAGCACTACCGTGTGCAGTCACTTCAACATCGACTGTGAATGTAGTATCGCCGGTAACAGTTGAATATGTGTGGCTCAATCTTGCACCATCTCTACCACCAGCATCGCTGTCGCTGCTCACAGTATCAGTGTTGCCGTCGCCCCAATCAATAGTGTATTCTACTGTGTTGGATAGCCCTGCTGCTGCACCTGTGTTTGTTGTCAAGTTTTCCAAGTAAACTGTGCTGCCTTCGTCAACTCCGTCAGATGTAACATCAGTGCCTCCAGTCGAAGCACTCCATAGTTTGAAATCAACCACAGGTGTGGCTGTAGCAACTGTAACCATGTTTGTGTAAATTCTCTGTGCAGTTGCATTATTGCCTGTACCATCAGTGTTGGTAGCATCCACTGTGACTGTAAAGTTACCACCGCTGGCATAGTTGTGTGTAAATGTTGTGCTGCCTGTGTTGTCAGACCCAGTTGTTACTGTATTATCCGCGGCTTGCACGCCGTCGCCATAATCAATTTCAATTATGTCTGGATTACCATACCAGTTTACTGTGAATGTAATATTTTGCAATGCAGGAGGTGTAGCATTGCTCACTGTTGCACTAACATCACGTACATATGTATTTCTATACACATTCAACATTGCTTCGTTGAGAATATCAACTGCATCGCCAACCATTGTGCTGGAAACCAGTCCAGTTGCAGCACCGTCACGTGTTCCAGTATAACTGTCAACGCCTGGTGTTTTGAAATATGCACCGTCAGTAGGAGTACCAATTTGAACACTACCACCACCACCGCTGATGGCACTGTCTACATATGCTTTTGTGGTTGCATCTGTAGTGGCTGTAGGTGATGCTAGATTTGTAATTCTATTGCTGCTTACATCAATGTTGCCAGTTGGATTGATTGTGAGATCACCTGCACTGGTTTTTATTTGACCAGTGTACACTTCTGCCATTTGAGCAGTGCTGCTACCTAGGTCATATGTGTCATCTGTGGTTGGTACAAGATCTGAACTGATGGTAGCATCAACAACAAGAGTATCTCCGTCTCCGCCTGCACCAAGTGTGATATCACCCTGTGCAATAATATCGCCAGTTGCTCTAATAGTACCAGTTACATCAAGTGTGTATGCTGGAGAATCTGTGCCAATGCCTACTTTGCCGTCGTTTTTGATAACAACACGTCTTTGACCAGCTGTAAAGAAATCCAATTCGTCATTGTCGTTACCGGCACTGTCTTCTGCACTGATATAGGTATCTTGATCAACATCCTTGACACCACCCAAGCTGCCCCAAGCTGTGCCGTCATAACCTTCAAATGTAGTATCGTCGCTGTTGTAGCGAATCATGCCCTGTTCAGGTGTACTTGGGCGTTCAGCTACTGTGCCAACTGGTAGTACCAGTGCACCTGTCATGTCTATTTCAATTACATCACTGCTGTGATCCAATGTGCCAACACTCAACGTGCCAGCGATTGTAGTATCACCAGTGGTTTGATTGATTGTAAATTCTGTAAGATTTGTACCAAACGAAAGATTACCGCTAGCGTCAATGTTCAGTCTAACTTCGCTAGTGGTTGTACCTGTATACAGATTTATCTGATTGGAAACATATTCATCTTTGCTGAGGTTACCATCTTCGATAGTACTGAATGTAACCCATTGTGTTCCGTCATAGGCTTCATACTGGTTAGTTGTTTCATTGAATCTAATTTGACCTTCTGCTGCGGTAGGTCTTTGTGCTGTTGTACCAACTGGAAGTACAATACTTCCAGTGTCGTCAAACTTCAACGTCCCAGTGGACGTGTGTATCCTATGTTGTCTGTGATCAAAATTTATGGACATATACTTACACCTTTATAGTGTATGTATTTATGCGTCGATAGTGTGTCTAATCAGCTTGATAGTAGCAGCATCAGCACTGTTCATTGTTACAAGGAATCTACAGTCAGTTCCGCTAACATCTGCGGTAAATGCTCCTAGGTTTCCGTTGCTTACAATTGTACCATAACCTGTGATAAACGCATCAGTACCATCACTTACAACCAAAAACTTTTGACTGTGAATACTACCACCCTGTGTAATCTGCACTGTGTATTCTGCTGTGCTGTATGTGGCATGTGCAAATGTGTCAATTGCAGTCTGTGTTGTTGTGCTGATGCTTTGTGTGCTGGTTGTTAGGCTTGCATTGCTGGTGTTCACAGTAGGAACAGTTACACTGGTTGTAATAGTAACATCATCTTCAAGACCGTATGTTACAGTATCCGGACTGCTGACAGTTGCAGTGGTTTGGTTTGCAGCGCCTCTAAAATTGATTGTGTCTGCACCGCTGATTGTTTCAGTTAGTACACCATCGCCAATAAAAATACTTGCAACACCGCTGGATCCAATTGAATCAGCATATGCTTTGGTTACTGCGTCATTTTGGTGAGTTGGTGCAGCAACTCGCAATGGTCTGTAGGTCATTGCAATGTCGCCAGTGCTTGAACCAGTTGCTGTGGTTGTACCTACGGCAAATGCATCTTCACTTTCGTCCCAAACAAAACATGCATTGTCGCCTGTTGTGCCACGTTCAAAAATAAAGCCAACATCGTTGGTATTGGCAGCAGCAAGTCCGCTGTTCAATTCAAACAGTGTATCTGAAATTTGGCTGTTCTGTGTGTTTAGGCTGGTTTGCGTACCTGCAACTGTTAGGTCGCCTGTGATGTATACGCTTTCTTTGATAAGGTTACCGCCGTCTAAAACAACAGAACCTTCAGTGCTGCTTGCGCTGGTTGTATCCTGAAAGAAGCTACTGGTGTTGCCGCTTCCTGATGCAGTATTTCTAAAACTTGGCATGTGTAATCTCCTACCAAGTATTTATTCAAAAAGAAAGACGCACAAGGCGCCTTTCAAAACTTCTTTAGGAGTAATAGTGATAGGTGGGACTAAGGATTACCCACAACTGCCGCAACAAATCCTGTCATAATTTGGCAGAGCCTTGATATCTGGAAGTTACTCCTGAAATGTATCTCTTTGTCTCCAAAGTCATACACTGCCACCACAGCTACCAATCCAAGTTAATGCCTTTGTAAAGCATCGTTTCCTTGCACTATCTAACTTAGACCGTCGTCTTTGTTATGTTTATAATATAGTGTTTCTGTATCCAAAAGTCAACCAAAAAATGCAACTTTTTTATCTTTTTTCAAAAAAAAAATGGGCCACCGAAGTGACCCATCTTTGAAAGTTGTATAAGCCTAAACTTATGTGAAGCTTAGGTTGCCGCTGTTGATTGTGATACCTTCAACGTAGTCAGCTGCGTTACCTAGTGAGCTTGCTTGGTTTGTTAGTTCAACATAACCGTAGCGTGTCATAAAGCTAACAACTGGCTCGAATGAACTTGGGTCCATTACAACGCCTGAGCTCATTAGTGGGATGTATGGGCAGTAGTATGCTGGTGCATCCATTTCGCCTGAGCCTTTGTAACCTACAAGTGCTACTGTTGAGTCACTTGCGTACTGGTCTACATATACACGCATTGTGCCGTTTAGTGTACCAACGAATTTTGTGTTTGTTGGTGCTTCAAATGGGCCTTCTGTTGTACGTGCAAATGCTGATGTTGTTGCTGACTGTAGTACTGTTAGCATTGCTGGTGATACTACTAGGTAGTTACCTGCGCCGCGACGTGTACGAGCTGCAATTAGGTTTGCTGCACGGTTGACTAGAACTGCAAATGCTGCATGTTCGTCACCAACGAATGTAGCTGTACCTGATACACCTGCTTGGTTGTATGTTAGTGTTGGAGTACCGGCTAGTGTACGTAGAGAGTTGATGATCTCTTGGTCGATTTCAGCAGTAATCTCTTGTGCTAGTGCAGCCATGATTTCTGCTTCAACGTCTAGGCCGTGCATTGAGTTAGCGTCTTGCGCTGCTTCGAATGTCCAACGTGCTGATAGTTTGCGTGTTTTAGCTTCCACGGTCTGCTTTAGAACTTGGATGCTTAGTTTTGCGCCTGCTTCTGCTTCTAGCGAACTTGTTGACGCTGGAGCGTTTGCAGAACTATCGCCTGAATAGTTACGAGCGATTAGGAACGGTGATAGTGCCTCGTCGCCGCTTGTTGCTGTGTCTTTTGTTTCAGCATAACGAACACGTAGTGTGTGAATCTGGCCTACTGGACCAGTCATTGGCTGAACACCAACTAGCTCGTTAGCGATAACTGTTGGCATAACACGGCGAATGACAGGAAGAATAACTTTGTTTAGAGTTGCAATGTTACCAGCCATTGTTGTGCCGGCGTCTGCAGTCTCTGTCAAGTATGATTTTGTGTTTTCTAGAACACTTTCCATAACTTGTTTTTTGTTACCCTCTAGGCCATCAACCAGTGCTTCTCTTGTTTGATTCCAATTTTCAAAAAGGTTCATTGGATTATCTCCTAAAAATTATGTGCGGATACCCGCCAGTTTGCGAAGGTTGATAATTTCAGCCTGTGTTTCGCCTGATTCAGACGTTACAGCGGCTTTGTTACCTGTGAACTCAGTCTTCTGAGATTCATTTAGTGTGGTTTTTGATGCTTTTGGTGCAGCGTCTTCTCTTAGTACACTTGGTAGGTACTTTTTGAACTGTGCTGCTAGACGATCTGTTTGAACTGATTCAAGTAGGTCGCCCATGATTTCACGCTTGTCTTTAGCAAGCGGTGACATCAATTCACCGAGGATCTTCTCACGTTGTGAACGGCTTTCCATTACTTTTACAGCTTGTTTAGATTCTGCAATCATAACATCTTTGTCGTTCAGTTGCTGCTCTGCTTCTTTTAGCAGATCAGTCATTTCCTCAATTTTCTTGGAAAGTTTTTTCACTTCTGTGCCTTCAGCTAGATAGCTTGACATAAATTCACCTGCAAATGTTTCGAAAATCTTACGTCCGAATTCATTTTCACGTGCTGTTTTGATATCTTCTTTCAACGTAGCTAGTTCAGATACAAAACCTTGTGATACAACGTTGTGTACTTTGTCTGATGCTTGCTTGATGAATGTAGCTTTGGCTTCTTCAATTACTTTCTTTCCTTCTTTGATCATTTTGACTTTTTGTTCAACTAGTGAACGCTTGTCTTCATGAAATTCATTTAACTCCTTAGTGAGTTGCTCGATCGCAAAGCCTTCAAGTTTAGCCATTTTATTGGCTTGAGCTGTACGATCTTCTCTCAGTTCGGAAATTTCCTTCTTGAGAGTTTCCATAATGAATTTGTTTAGAACCTGTGCATGTTCAGCGATTGCTTTTTTATAAGCAACACGTTCTTCTGCAACTGCCTTTTTGTCTTCATTGAACTCAGTAAGTTCTTTGACAATGACATCACGTAGCATTTTGTCTGCTGCCTCAACAATTTGTGATTTGTCGTGGTCATAACGTGAAGCAAATTCTTCACGTAGTTCTGATGTGATCTCTCTACGTGCTTCTTCTACTTTTGCTTCAAATGCTTCGCTTAGGCTTGTTCTTACTTCTTCGGAAAGCACCTCGGAGCCTAGAAGTTCTTCAAATGCATGAGCCATTATTATTATCTCCTATACCCAAGGTCATTAATGAACCTGAGCATCTCTTCCTTGAGATACTTCTGGGCTTTTTTATCATGTGATGTAGCACGGGCAACATCCATCAGCACTGTTCCTTTACGACCATGGTTCATTAGCTGTTCGTAAATTGGATCTGGATATGCATCTGGAGCACTTGGGTTAGCAACGATATCGACTGTGATGATTTCAAAGTCGCTAACGTGGCCACTTTCCGTAACGTTGCCGCTACCTCTACTTGATACGCCTAGTTTTACTCCACTCTCGATTAGGGTCTTACAAATATTTCCCATTGGAGTAGGTAATAGTTTTAGCTTGCCGATCCCATCTGCTCCGTTCATAGTCATATCGGTGATAACATGACTAACACGGTCTAGATTGATTTGCAAATCATCTGGATGATCGGCTTCGCCTAATACGCTATATCCGCCTTGAATCTTTTCTTGCATTGTTTGTACTGCTCGAGTGATTTCTTTTAGCGGATATACTCGTCCGTTTTGATTCTGCTTTTCACCTTGAATAAAAATGCCTTTCATATACAGGTCTTTACCATCGCTGCTGCTTTCTGCAACGAAGTTGGCCTGTGCTGGTGACATTGTTTCAATAAGTGTACGCATCGTCAATTACTTCTTTTGTCTTGTTTCGTTCATTTTTGGTTTTGGTGCTGCGTTCATTTTCGCATCTTGTGTAGTTCCACCACCAAAGTCACCTGAACTAGGTGCTGATCCACCTTTTTCTTCTGATGTGTCTGTTGGGTGTGGTTTACTATCGTGCTCGTTACCAGCGTCTTTTACTGGTGACTTTGCACTTGCATCCGTACCATCTGGCATTGCAGTGTTGACTTTTTCTGTGTATTCACGCAGATCGTCACTGTCATCGCTTTCTTCTAGCTCTTCGTCACTTGCTTCATCAAGTTCTTCTTCAGCTTCTTCGAACGCAACTTCTTCTTCCATATCTGGCATTTCTGGCATTTCTGGTGCATCATCAGCTGGTGCTTCGTCGCCCATAATACCTGCAAATACGTCTTTTAGTTCTGCTAGTGCGTCTTCGACGTTCATGATTGCATCTTCTGCTGCATCCATGTCACCGGCGTCCATATCGTCGTCGCCTTCGTCTTCTTCTTCGTCGTCTTCACCAAAATATTCTTCAGATTCGATCTCTTCTGAATCTGACTCAATATCGTCAAGGAATGCAGCTTCGTCGTCTTCACTACCGAAGTCTTCATCTAGGTCTTCCTCTTCCGCTTCATCTACGATTTCATCTTCTTCGATTTCGTCTGATTCAACAAGATCTGACCATACTTGACGGGCTAGTCCAACATAATAATCATGCAGAAGTTCTTCTGCTGCCTCGTTTTCCTCGTTGATGAGGTGCTCGAGTGCCTGTTCTAGTTTATCTTGACTCATTATCAATTCTCCCGTTAGTAGAGTGTGTTTTTATACGTGTTTATTTAAGACTTCTTGGTAAGATGTCTTATCAAACATAGGCCAGAACTGCGGTTCTGACTAAATTCAATGATTTGCCTGGGGTTTTGCCTAAACTTCGTCGCTTTTGAATCGTGAACCGTATATTTCTTTATAGTCTTTTATACGTTCCATTTCTTCGTATTTTTTACTAGCGTTCAAGTTTTTCAGTTTGTTTAGATGCCGTAATGTAAGCCTTGGGCGCCTTGCTTGGTCCAAGTCTACTTTGCTGTATTCGTCATTTTCATGATCTTGGAATTCTACTAGACGCATTGTTTTTCCTCTATGTGTTATTTATATATCTAAGAAGTCTTACTTCGTCTAGTTTTGGGGCTCAGAACCAGCATTATCACCACCCAATGGTGATGCAGTGTCATCGCCGACACCATCTAGTTCAGCATCTGGTGCAATGTCAATATTTGTATTAGTGTTGAGTTCTTCTGGTCTCATGCCCACTGCACTTAGGTTACCACTGTCGCCTGCACTACTTTGTAGTTCAGACATGGTGCCCATTTCTTCTTTCCACATGCGTTCGTTGTCAACAATCTCGTCTTCGCTTAGACCCAAGTACTTGCTTAGGATAAAGCGTCTACTCAAGTAAGGTACACCTTCCAAGTTGTTGAACAATCCACTGCGCTGTGTGTCCAACTCAATCTGTCTGTAATCGCTGAAGCTCTGTGGCTCCATGAATCGCAATTCAAACAACTGTGCTGGAATTTCAATACCTTTGTGCTTGCAGAACATTTTGAACTCTTGATCAAAACTGGCTTGCATAATGTTTTGTAGTCGTAGGCAGTATTTGTTGAATCTAAATTCTTGAATAAACGCAGTGCCTACTCTGCCGTCATTGTAACTTTGTGTGCCATCGTCCGGTCCTGTCGGAAGATAGCTGCTAGGAACACGCAGTGCTCTCAGCATCTTGTTTGTGAAGTATTTTAGGTCATCAATTTGACCAAGATTTTCACCGCCAGGTAATACTTCGACCTTACTGCCACGTCCTTCTGCAGTTTGTGCAAAGAAATAGTCTTCCATAATGCTCAACGGATTGTATGCTGCATCCATAATGTTAGCACCACCACCTGTTTTACTTGGAATACGTCTTTGGTGAATTTCGTTTTTCACACGTTCAACAAAGCTCATGGCTTTGTGTGTGGGCATGTCTCCTACATCAACATAGAAAACCCTGCGTTCAGGAGCTCTTTGGACACGATAGATAATAATCGAGTCCTCAAGCAATTCTTTTTGTTTGTATGTTTTGAAAATTGGATCAAGGATACTTGTACCAAACGGATAGTTTGCATCCATGCCTTCTGTCATAGCAACGTGCACAATGTGCTGTGCATCCACAGCAAATTCTTGTATCTTGCCTTGGCTGGCTTGATTGCTCCATACACCACCGCTTTGTGCTTGTCCACCTTTGGGCAAATTGTCAATGGTATTGAAGTTGTCTTTGTGCTGCTTTACTTCGCTGGCAACCAATGTTTGTAGATTTAGATCGATTTGCTTGAGAACATACTGGTCAATTTCTTTGCCCTTGCTATCATTGATGATAACCTTGCTAACATCCACTGGGTTTATCCAGATCAGTTTGTATGTTTCTGGATCACGTACAAAAATTTGATCGCCATACTTGATAGCATTGCGGAAAATTCTAAACAAGCGTTTGTCAAACTCATTGATGTTGCACCACTGTCGCAGTGCAGTGTTCAGTACTTCAACTTCGCTTTCTGTGCTGTCTTGTTTGTAATTGATTTCAAATGGTAAATTGTCATCGTCCGATACCTGTGTGCTAAATTCACTGATGGTATCAAGTGCAGCATTGATCTCGCTGTCCATATCCATAGCGTCATATTGCATGTAACGCTCAACACGGTTAGGATGGCCGCTGTAAAGTTCTGGCAAATAGCTTTGCCATCTGTTTGCACTAGTTGACCCGGCAGTGCCGCCTTTGCCAACGTTGTATACTGTAAAATTCTTTTTCCAACTCATGAGAGATCTCTACTGTTATAATATGTTATTTATGCGTGGATGTCAACCTGCTATTAGTCTATGTTGTTATCGCGATTTTGTCTTAGATCACGTATTCTACCCTGCTCCAGCAATCCAACTTGTGCTTCACTGGTGACGCCAGTTGCACTTGCAATCTGTTTCAGCAGTTCAATCATTGCTTCTGTGCTGGTTGCACTTTCACGCAGTCTTTGATCACTGACCAAGTCAGTGACACTGGTACCAAACGCTTCTAATGCCATGTCAATTGCATCTATTTGACCGCCGGTGTTTCTTTCCAGTGCGTCTTCCAGTGCTATCAACATGTTTCTTTCACTTTCGTCAGTAACACCTGCACGTGCTAGATCTTCGTCGGTGATGGTTGCATTTACAAAGTTTCTGCTGAGTTTGTCAAACTGCGCAAGCATTTCGGGTTCGCCCAAACCCATGATTGTTCTAGTTGGCAACATGCTTGCTTGGAACTCAATTCCTTGATCCAACAGCGGTTGTTGGATTTGATTGATTTGATCAACATAGCCCATGATTTGATTTTGAAACTCTTGCGGTATATTTTCATTGCCCAACATGTTCATCAAACTGTCTTCTACAGCCTGCAACTGACGCATTCTTGTGTTTGCTTCTTCAACAACCGCAGGCTCAAAGTCTGCAGGGTTTGCCAAAATGTTTTGCAGTGCGGTGGCTTGATCAGCTGTGTCACCGAGTATGGTATTCAAAAACTCTGTGGCTTCTGCACCAATGAACGGATCAAATGCACGTTCACCTGCGGCAACTTCTCTCAGTGTATCTACACTGGTTTGCATCATTCTAATATAGCTTTCGCCGTTGTCGCCAGCAAATTCCACAGTACGTATTGCATTTTGTGCATTTTGTTTTAGCAGCTCTTGGAATGCATCATACAGTATGGTTTCCATTTCTGCTGTGTTTACATCAGCAACTTCAATGCCTTGTTCTCTCATCATGTTTGCAGCAGTGTTCAACACATCATTGGTTTGCATTCCAAACTCGCCAAATATACCTGCAAAGTTTGCATTGAGGTTGTCAACTGCATTGCTCACTGCTTCGCCTTGTTGATTCAATATATCTTCTTTTACAGTACTGGTTTTTGAAGTGTCAACTGCTGCGGCAATTGCTGCAACCAATCCGCCAACAATAACCAATCCTGCACCAAATGGTCCACCCAAGAAGCTCAGTGCACGACCAGCAATGCCCACAGTTGCTCTACCAGTTGCTGCGGCTGCTGACTTCAGTCTAGTCAATCTACTGCCAGCTGTACCAGCGGCTGTTCCTGCGGCTGTACCGGCAGCAACTTCAGTAAAACCTGCACCGCCGCCAGTGTTGTTGTTGCGTCCATTTGCAGCATCGTCTAGTCTAGCTGCACCCTCACGCCCTGCTATCAAAAGACCTGTGAGTGCTGCAATTTGTGTAGCACTGAATCCACGCACTTCACCTGTTTCCGGATCAGTGGTTGGTTGACCTGTTTCTGGATCGACCAATAGATTTGCATCAAGATCAATGCCCACTGCACCAAGTGCCCCAATAAGATTTTCCTGTATAAATTCTCCTACCGCAGCAGGATCGCCGCCTACAAAATTGAAACCTGTTGCAGTTGCTCTTGCTGCCAATTCTGCTGCAATACGCTGTAGTGTTTCGCCAGTTAGGCCAAGTTGTGCATTGTCCTGTGCATTGGCATCCAACATTCTTGCAATCTGTTCTGTAATAGGTGTGTCTGGATCTATGTTTGTAACAAACTCATTTAGATCTCTGCGCAAATTGACCAATAACTCAGCAGCAGGATCACCAGCAGTTGCCAGTGCTAACAACATGTCTCTGTCAGCATCAATGCTTTTTTGCAGTGCTAGCACTGAATCAATTACACCTTGTTGATCTCCTTGAAGATACGCATTCTTTAGATCTTCAAATTCAGTGGCATTTATTTGTGCTGCACGTTGTAATTCTTCGGGCAATCTTGCAAAGAAAGGAATACCAGTTACATCTTCTGCATCAAATGCCATGGCCATTTGCTGACCAAGTTCAGGACCCAGTGTAGCCACTATGGCAGCAAGTGCATCTTCGTTTGCTGCTAATTCTTCAGCAGTCATGTCTTCTCTACGTGCTGCACTGACTGCATCATTGCGCACTTCCATTTGTGCACGAATCATATCACGTCTATTGCGTCCAGTTAGCCTTGCAAGTGCAGTGCTTTCGTACAATAGGTTGCCAAGACCTTCGTTAGTGCCGTTGAGTCTGCGAATCATTTCTTCTTCGCTAGCACCACGTCTAGCCATCAATTGCATTTCTTCCAACATCAACTGATTGATTTCGCCAACATTCAAACCAAAGTTACCAAATTGTCTAGTAACATCTCCTCTGAATGCATCGCTAAATCTTGCAAACTGTATCAATCCGCTGTCTATGTTGTCGCCCAGTCTAGCAACTGTGCCGCCTGCTTGTTGTGCAGCTTTGGTTAGATCGCTAACAAACAAACCTGCTTGTCCTGCTGCACCTGTTAGTGCCAGCATGTTTGTGTACAAACCGCCGCCTACTTCACTGGCCAATATCTGTGCTTGTTTGGTAAGTTCATCCAAACTGCCCAACAAGAAACCTGTGCCTGCTGCAACACCAGTGCCCAATGTATCCAACGCTCTAGCAAAGAAGCCATCACCAAGTCCACTGGCCAATCCAGTTACACCTGCAATCAACGGAGCAATTGTTCCGTTTAGGCTGCGCTGTTCTGAAAACAGATTGTCAATGCCGCCTCTAATGCGCTGTCCACTTTGGCGTGTTGCCTGTTGCAGATCACGCAGTCTTTCACGATTGTCCGCAGTTGCTCTTTTGGTTTCAGTGTGCTGTCTATCGTCTTGTGCTCTGGTTTTTTGTTCTTCAACCTGTATAACAGTGCCCAGTTTGCTGATTGCGTCTTTGCTTAGACGCTGCCCACTGGCAATTGCTTTGAGTAGATCCGCAGCCAAGCCGGTGTTGGCAGCAACACGTTCAGTTGTTGCATCCAGTGCAAAGTCAGGAATGTCTGCTTGCATTGTTGTCCCGTCGGGACCTGCATAAATGTTGACTTGAGCCATTATCTACCCATATAAATATACTGTACGGACATGTGTCCGCTACTTGTATTTATAGAGGAAAAATATGTCTACCAATCCATTAGCAGATTATATGAGACAAATATCTGTATACATTGCACTTCCCAGCGGTGGTAACTTCTACAAAAATCGTCCAGATCTAACCGACGATGGTGAAATTGGAGTAAGACCAATGACCAGTGCAGACGAAATCAACATGCGCATACCAGACAGTTTGTACAACGGCGAAAGCATCTATCATGTCATCCGCAGTTGTGTTCCAGGTATCAAGGATCCTACTGAAATGCCTTACAACGATCTTGAACCATTGTTGTTGGCAATTCGCAGAGCCACATACGGCGACGATCTAACTGTGCCACACAAGTGTAAAAAATGCGGAGAAGAACTGGATTATGTGCAAAGTATCGACAGACTGTTGGCAACTGTGCCCACATTGGAAAATCGTTACACTGTTGACGTAGGCGAAATCACAGTTTTCCTAAGACCTATCACACTGAAAAGCAACAACGAACTGCAACTGCAAGCTGTAGAGCAACAGCAGTTGGCACGTGGTTTACAACAGTTTTCAGAAGGCAACGAAGGCGAATTGATAAAGCAGTTTCAGCAAAACTTGATCAATGTTGCAATGAGCAATGTTAGAGTGTTGGCTGATTGTGTGTATCAAATTGAAATGCCGGATGGTACACGTGTTGACAATCCTGAGCACATTGGCGAATGGATCAACAACATTGACACTACCACGTTCAATCGTATTATGGAAAAACTGTTAGAAGTACAAAGTGTACAAATGAATGTGGACTTCAAAGCAGAATGCGCTGAATGCAACACACCATTTGAAACACAGGTAATTGTGGACCAATCGCGTTTTTTCGCATAAGCGTAGGTCGCAGCGATTACCAGCAGATTAGAGCTACGCAGGAAAAAATGGCTGGAGAAGTAAAACAACTAGAAGCCAATCTTATGGATCTAGTGTTGTACACCGACGGCAAACTCACACTGGAACAGGCATACATCAATACACCTGCACAGAACAATCTATTTGCGGAAAGATTCAAAAGTTTCAGTGAAAAACGTGCTGATGCACAGAAAGCCAGCAGACGCTCTAGATAGGACTTTGTGCATTGCGTTGACGCACAAATTCTTGATCTTCTAAACTCCAACTGTCATAGTAACCAGCTTGTCGCAGTTGTTCACTGGCGCTGCTCAAACGACTCAAACGTTGCAGCAACAGCAAGCAGGCACTGCCAAAGTTCATGCACACACCATTGATGTGCTCAGGATGATCCGGATGATCTCCTAGTAGCCACATGTCTTCAGCTCTCCAGATGTCATTGAATATCCATTTGTTGCGATTCATTTCGTCATAGCTCATCACATCTGGTGTAAACCAAAACAGTGCTACTTCTGCACTGTCGTCCCATTGTGCTGCAACTTCAGTGAGTCTATTCCATGTGGTAAAGCGTTCAATGTGTATACGATCTTCCAACAGTGCACGTTTGGCAAACGGACAAGGCGGAAAATTGTTCAGCATGGGATTGGGTCGGCTTAGAAACTCTGTGATCCATTCACGTAGTTCTGCCTCCATTGAAGTAATTACTAAGTTTTTCTGCATGCTCTTTTACCTTTGTGTAGTTGTATCCTGCAACAATTGCCAATCGTTGTCCGCCTGGCGGATGTGCACAATCCCAATCATTTACATCCCAATATACATGTTCAATGTTTGGATCAAACCGTGCGCTCAATTGTTCGCGATCTGCTTTCTTTATTCGATAGCGTTTATTTAATTTACCCCACACAGGAACAGTGTAACAGGTCTCGCTTTGCAGTTTTGGTTTGCTCCAATTTTGGCCATTGTAGAAGTTTGCAACGCTGACAATATAGCCTTTGCCATAGCCCAGCATCATATCCATGTTGGGTCTTAGGTGCACTTCAATGCAATGATCGTCAATGAATTCAAAGTTTACACAGCCTCGGTATTGACTCAAATGATCTTCAATGAATCTCAGCACAAACTTTTTTCTAGTCAGCAGTGCTAGTTCTTGTGTATGATCAGGACTGGTGTATTCCCAATGTGTAAACATACCCAAACCACTGTTGTGACCTATGCTGTATCTCCAATCGTACACTCGACAGTTGTCCACAACCACATCCAGACAACTGTGCTCACCAGCCAATATCTCCATGCAAAGGTGTGCAGGTTTGTATGCAGCATAGTAATCATCGCTGTCGGTGCACACACAGGTATCTATGCCCATTCCCCAAAGGTTTTCAAAGGGCTTGCTGAAACAGGGCAAAAACTCAGGTTCCATTCCATGTGGAAACCAGCGAAGATTTTGATAATCATACAGCTTGCGCTTGTCATATACCCAAGCATATTCTTTATACATTTTTATGGAATACGTATCTTCAAGAGGTATATCAGACTCAAGAACCACTTCCATGTCCTCACAGAATTGTGAGAACTGTTCATTTCCTAACCACATACGTTATTATACACCTCCTGTATGTGATGTCTTACGACATCAGTTTCTTCGTCTTTCGACTCGAAACGCTTTTTTATTTACTACGTTTTGTAATTTATTCAGTGTTTCAATGTTAGTTGATAGTAGTCTATTTAATTAGTTCTTTGGCCGAAGTGTTCAGTCGCACTTAGCCTGTTTACGGCCAAGCACGACTTATTCCTTTGTCCTCGGAACACCCGCAATATCAATGTGCAACTTTATAACAAGCAGAGGCGGTTGAGCTATACCCCTTTACGCACGTCTTTACAACGCAGGACCATTTACAGCATTGATATACCCTGTAAACTGCCTCCGGGTTGCAATAGCACAGCAGAGCCCGGTCATTTGGTTTGTTGTCCTCGACAAGATCCGGTGGCGACGAGCTTTACCTCGGCTACCTCAATGTCACAATTAGGAGGATATGGTTTGTTTTTGGAGAGATTCAGTTAGTGCCTTGGAGCCGCCTACACGGACGTTGATAATACCATTGTAGTATTCGTCCGTCAATAATACTTGCCTATCAAACTGTTCTTTGGCTTCTAAGTAACTTAGTTCGCCTCTGCTGGTGCAGTAGTACAGTATTTCTCTTGTGAAGTTTTCTGGGCCTAGTTGATTTACATCTGCTTGTAGTTTGTCACTTGAACCCCAGTAGTCACGCCAATCGCTTTCGACTGTGGTTCTTCTTTTGCGTTTTTTGCCTTTGAGTGGTGGCCTGGTTTTTTTGAACTGTGCTAGTTTTTTGCCTACGTATTTTTTGCCATTGGTAGTATTTGTAATCAGATAAACAAAGCCAATGTAGTGTTCAGGTATTGATTCAACTATGTTGCCTTCGTATGTCCAATGCATGTTATTGTATGTTATCGTTGTGTTTAGTTATCGAGATATCTTAGTCTTTATCTATGTACTTTTTCTGTAAATGCGGAGGAAGTTTTCGTTCCATTGTTGTTCTTCGTGTATCCAATGTTAGACCACCGTGTATATCGGTAATATTGAAAGTATCTCCACTGATGGTATAACCGTATCCGCTTCCGTCGAGATCATCAGTTGAACTGATTGTTATAGTACTAGTATCGCATGATGTTGACAATCCGCTCAAATCAATATCTCCCATGTTTTCAATTCGTGTACAAATTTCATCAACTGTGGTTTCCCAGTCTTTGTCTTCTTTGATCAATGTGCGTTCAGTTTCGCCCGACTCACGTGCATACACTGTTTTTCCGCCATCTGGCGATTCATAAATCTTAGCCATCAAACGCCTCCACATCGATGTCAAATGTTGTAAATCCATTTTCCTTGGTCACCTGTAGTACATTGTTTACTCTGCCCAGCAGTTCTTCTTTGTGTGAAATCAGCAGTATGTTTTTATCACGTTCACGTTCTACTTTTTTCAACACGCTCAATGCATTGTCTACACCTACACTGTCCATGCCCGAATCAATGAGTTCGTCAATGGCCATAAAGTTGATGCTGTGATTCATGCTTTCAAACACATCACGGAATGCCCAACTCATGCTGAGTATCAATCTGTTGCGCTCACCACGTGACAGGTTGTCAAAGTCTAGATCCTGTCCAAGTTGTGTAATACTCACTTCCAAATCTGGTTGGAATTTGACCTCATGTGGCAATCCCAGCTGGTTTACATAATAATCCAGTCTGTTGTTTAGGAATATCAAGTTCTGTTCAATGATACGCTTTCTAACAAAACTGTCTTTGTTTGTCAACAGTTTGTACAAAAAGTCCTGATGCTCACGTACCTTGACCAGTTCATTCATGTCGCTCCAGTCAATCTCTTGCAAGCCTTCTTCTCGCATCTGTTCAATTTGTTCACCATACGGATCCACACTTTCCTGCAACTTTACCACTTCTGCTTCCAGTGTTTGCAGTGTGTTTTGATGTTGCAGTGCTTCTTGTAGTGTGTTGTAGTGTGTAACTGGCATGCTGCCCAGTTCACCTATGCTGCTCACAACAGCAGTGTGTTCTTCTAACTGTGTGCCATTGTTTAGAATGGTCAATGCTGCTTCTGCTTTTTGGTCTTCTTTTGCTGACAGTATGCTTTCTTGCTTTTCGTCGTGCAGTTCTTGTCCGCATGCATGGCACTTGTGCTCTTGCAGCAGTTTGATTTCTCTTTCCAGTTTCTCAATCAGCTTTTGCTGCTTGACGTCATCTCGTTCAATACTGCTGATCCAGCGATTTGCTTCTTCCAACTGTTTTTGTTTTGTCAGATAGTCTTCCAGTTCAGCATGTGCTGCAACTTCTGTTTCAATGTCCAGCCGTTGCATAGCTTCAATTTCTTTTGTGATAGTTTCAATATCGTCGTCGCGTTTTTTCAGCCACAGACGTTGTCTGCGTTCAACATCGCTGATGCTTTTTTCAAAGCGTTCGTTTGCGTCTTGAATACTTTTCAGTCTATATTCTTCTTCTTTGATACTGTCACGTATTTCTTTTTGTTGTTCCTTGAGGCGTTCTGCTTTTTGTGTAAGCATGGTAATACCCAACAACTGTTCGATGATGTCACGTTGATCGTTGTTGCGCATGCTGAGAAACGGCTCAGTGTAGGTGTTGAGTGCAACAATGTGTTTGAACATGTCATGGCTCATACCCAATAGTCTGTCAATTACTTTTTGTGTTTCTCTGCCTTCGCCCTGTTGTTCGTCGGTAGCACCTTCACCATCCTGTTGATTGTTTACAAAGAAGTTGAAGTAGCGTGGACTGCGGCCACGTTCAATACGATACTCAACACCATCCTTTTCAAAGTCAACTGTAACAACCATGTGCTTGGCATTGGTCTTGTTGATCAAGTTGTCCTTTTTGATGTTGTACAGTGCATTGCCATACAGTGCGTAAGATAATGCATTGATGATTGTGGTCTTGCCTGTGCCGTTTCGTGATCCGTCACCGCCCAGGTCCAAGTTGTTGCCCAATACAAGTGTAAGTCCACTGTTTTCCAAGTGAACTGCTTGAGTGACATTACCCACACTCATAAAGTTTTTCATTGTGATTGACTTAAATTTTAGCATGCTTTTCTATAAACTCATAGTCCTCTTTGTAAGTATCTTCTACTATGGCAAGTTGTTTTTTACTAAACCATTGTGTTTCCCATCCGTGCGGAAAGTCGGTTTGATTTTTTGTTGGTATACCAAGCTCTTTGGTGAGATTTTCAATCTGCATTACACGAAGTTGAGATTGGTATTGTTGATCGACAAAATGTGTTTGTGGATACAGGTGATGCACTTTCATGTTTGTGTCCAGTACTGGCCAATGATCCATCCATATTGCCAGTTTGCTTTTTACATTGTAGTCATCGATATCAATGTTTATTCGGTCAATAAACCATTCTTTAGTTTTCTTGTATTTGCCTTGACCTGGTATCATGTAGTGTCCAAATGTACCCCAAGCACGTTGAACAGGATCACGCACAAAAACCAGTATATCATTGACTGTGCTGTGTGGCTTTGTGTATTCCAAATTTGACTTCACTGTGTGGCTGCCGTTTTTTGGAATTTCAAACCAACCACGACCATCGGGCAACTGCCACAATGCTGGAAATACTATATCAGTACAGTAACCACATTCGCAAGTTTGAAATATCACAAACTTCTCCAGATGTCAACTAACATGCTTTTGTCAATGAACTCGCTGTCTACCAAGCTAAGTTGATTATACACGATTTGATCCACACTTTCAACCTCTATATCTGCCTCCGCTGCCCAATCAACTGCATGATCATCTTTCTTGGCAGGTTGCAAACTGAACTCTCGCAGATTGTAATCTCTAGTGAGTGTTTCCTTTAGAAAGTTTGCTTCTTCGTAGCTTACGTTGACATCCAGTGTAACACGTGCATATGTGTTTTCATCCAAATAACGATCAGGATCTTCTACTAATTGACTCAGTGGGATTGTAATGTACTTGGGTCCTGTGTAGTTTACATATTCAGGTTCTCCGTCCCATTCCAAGAACATTGCACCGCGCTCGTGATCCCACGCATCTGCATAGTTGTGTCCAAACGGTGAACCCAAGTAATGAATGTTGCCTTGATTCTGTCGTTTGTGAAAGTGTCCACTGAACACGTATTCAGGATTTGCAAAGTCTTCTGTTTTTAGTCCGCCATGATCTGGCATTTCTACCATAGCATTCATTTTGAAATAGGGCAACTCAAAATGTCCAAACACATATTTGCTTTTGAGTTTTTTCATAGCACGCCATTCGTCGCCAATGAGCCACGGAACCAGTGCTACACCGTCTTGTTCAAACACACCGTCATTGATCAAATGCACATTGTGATGCAGTCCTGCATACGGCATGCTGTGGATTTCACGCTTCTCACGATAGTATAGATCATGGTTGCCCATAATCATATACACGTTTTCAAATGTTTCAGCTAAAAAGCCCACATTGCTCACACTGTAGTTCAGTGTACTGGTGTTTACTGTTGCTCTGTGATGATGCCAATCACCCAAGAAGATGCAGGTTTCTGCACCACGTTCTTTTGCTTCTGCACAAAACCACTTGACAAACGCTTCACAATCGTCGTTGAACATACGATTGTTGTTTTTGTTGCCAAAGTGGATGTCTGTAAAACATGCCGCTTTTTTGAACATACTAGTCTTTCTCTAAGTTTTTGTCAGGATACTGTTCACGCATTTTCATTTCGTGTTCGATTTGTCTTGTCCAACTTGGATTCTGTCCGTTTTCAATCAACAAATCGTCACGTATGTTTTGACTGCGTTTTTCCAAATTCAACACTCGTGTAAAGCTATTGGTAATAGCTGCGGTGTAATAAGCAAATGGATTCTGTGATTTACTTTCATCAAACTGCAAACCTATCTGTGATAGTTGCAGCAATGCCTGTGAACGCATTTCGTCTACATAGGTGTATCCACGCCAGTTGCTGCGCATGCTGTAACGTTCGCATAGTTTCATAAACATTTTTGCAAGTTTATTGGTCATTTGTCCGTGGTCTACGCTGAAGCTGCCGTTGCCCAGTCCGCCTTCCCAGTGACTGCGACACACTTCTTGCCATTCGTTGTCCACTGTTGCATAATGCTTGAACGGAGGAAAGTTGCATCTTGCATGATGATCTGCAACTGTTTTGGGTTTGCTTTTTCTGCCTGGTTCCAGTGGTACATGATCAAATGTCATCACACGGATAACCACATCCTCTGTTGGAATGCTGTCAGGCTCTACCACAAACTGATTCTGTTTGGGTTTTTGGCTGCGTTTGCCATTGGTCTCTTCCCAGTGCTTCAGTGCAGCTTCGTACTGTTTCTTTTCCATACGGTTGGCTCTGTTCTGCTTTGCCAACTCCACTGTGTCATCTGTGATGTCATCCAGTGACGGAACGATTACATCGTATTCTGTGTACTTGTCTTCATTGAACCAACAGTAGCTGAGCTTGCTTTTATGTATTTCTAATAATAGATCTTTGTTGTTGAGATAGTTTACTCTTCTTGCCATTGACTGTTTCTTTCTAGATTCATATACTCATAACTATACACGGCCTGCAAGTAGAAGTCAACGGTTTTTTGCCGGCTAAATAATACGTAAGGACAGGTAGTATGAGATTTATTGACTTATTTGAAGATGTAGCAGACAATGTAACAGTTTTCTACGGCGGGCGTTTTCAGCCTATGCATGTTGCGCACAAGCAGGTTTACGAGCATTTGGTAAATCGTTTTGGTGCCGATAACGTATTTATCGCTACAACATTCAGTCAAAAAGCACAAAAAGCACATCAGAAAGGTGACTTCACCAGTGACCCGTTTACCTTTGATGAAAAAGAAACCATTATGAGCACAATGCACGGCATTCCAAGAAACCGTATTGTGAACACCAATCCTTATCGTCCTGACCCAAGAAAAGTAGGACGTGACCCAAACAACACTGCTATCGTGATTGTGTACAGTGCCAAAGACGCAGGACGTCTCAGCACAGGTGGTGCACTGCAACCATTTCCAAACGATGGCAAAAATCTACTGCCAACCACAGAAGTAGCAGCCTATGTATATGTGGCTCCTGAAATGGAAGGCGGTATGAGTGCAACTACATTCCGCGAAACCATGTTTGGCGACGATGAACAAAAGAAAAAGTCAACATTCCAAAAGTTCTTTGGAAAGTTCAATCAAAAGATTTACGACTTTATTGACAACAGGCTGAGCAAACATGCTGACGGATAAACGTGCAAGACTTAGAGCTAAACCAGGACTGACCACACCGTTCAACGGACCGGCTAGTGTTCTTGCAAATGATGGAGAGATGGTGTTTCCGCATACACCTACTATTGCCTACAGTAGACAGGTAGGCTGGGGCAGCTATGATCTTCCGCACACAAATTATCAACCGCTGTATTGGCAGCAAACACGTTCACCTAACATACAGGTAACAGCCTTGTTTACAAACACAACACCAGAAGAACATGAATACACCAATGCATGTTTGCACTTCTTGCGTGTTTGCAGTTTAGGGCACTTTGGTATCAATGATCCATTAAGAGGCTCACCGCCTCCTGTGCTGGAGTTCAGTGCATACGGTGCCAATCAGTTTGCCAACGTACCGGTGTGTATTGGTAGCGTATCCTATACACTAGATAGTGATGTAGATTATGTAGAACAAGCCAGCGGACGCAACAGCACCGGAGCAAATGTAAACAACAATCAATTGGATGATTCATTGGTATTGCCTGCACAGTTGTTTGTGGCAATTGATCTCATGTATCAGCCAAATCTAACAGACATGCGTGAAACATTCACAGCACAAGACATTGCCAACGGTAGTTTGCTCACACAAGGATTCTTATAATGGCCACATACAGAAGCGACAGTCATTTGGCAACAACTCCAGTGAACAGCAAGTACACTGAATATTACGAACCAAATGCTGTGTACAGAGATCGTGCAACTCGTGTTGTTGAGTTGACAGAAAAGCATGCAGGACGTCCTGATGTGCTGGCACATGAACTGTACGGAAATGCTAGACTTTGGTGGGTATTCATGCATATGAATCCAAACAAAATCAAAGATCCTGTTAGAGACTTTGTACCTGGCAAAAAGCTGTTGGTTCCAATCAGTATCAGTTCGAGCAATGCAAATGGGACGTTGTAAGTACAATGGCAAAAATACAATGGCAAGACAACACACTAAACAACAGTGATAATGTTACGTACAAAGCAACTCTTTACTTTGACAATCGTAGCAGCATTCAAAGTGACAACTATCGACAGACTGGTATAATTGTTGCTGAAAGCGGCGGCACAAGCAAATTTCACATTGACAATATTGAAATCGCTGCCAGTGTGGGCAGTGCAGAAATAGTTACCAATGTGGCCAGCAGAGTGAATTTTACACTCACTGAGCCATTGGGCAGCAGTTTCTTTCCAGCATTGATCAGTGCAGGATTGAGCCTCAACATGGAAAACATACTTGAAGGCGGTTTTGTATTGGAAATACAATTCATGGGATATGATCGCAACGGTAAACCAAAAGTATTGGAAAATGCAACTTGGGTGTGGAAACTGATCATGTTGGATATATCTGCCAAGCATGACGCCAGCGGTGCTATCTATCAATGTACTGCTATTGAATTTGACAAGGCAGCCAATCTACGCAGTCACAACTTACCCGAGCACCAAATACGCATCACTGCTGATACACTGGGCCTTGCTGTGGATCGTTTGGAAGAAGAACTCAATGCCTATTACAACAACATAGCAATCAGCACAGGACAGTTTCAAACAGATCGTGTCATTATCAATATACCAGCAGAATGGAGAGAATGGCAATTTGCAAACATGGAAGCAGAAGTAGAAAACCCTACATCTGATGAGACCATGCGAGACTTTACACTGGAGCACGGTGCTAGTGTGCTGGGTTTCATTGGAGATCTTATACTGTCTACTGTGGACATGCGAGACAGAATTGAAACAGCAGGCGGTCAAGTAACACCAGATATTATCTCCGATGCAACTCAATTATTGATTGCTGAATACTTCAAAATCAAAACCAGCACAGAGTTCAGTCCGCTGTACGACAGTGTTAGACATGAGTATGCAAGAACAATTACATATGATGTTCAGACCACTATTGAAAATCCTGCAGAAAGCAGAAGACGATATGAACAGATTGTATCTGAACGTACACTGCAAAATCAAAAAGTAAGTCAAATTGTCAATGCTGAGTTGATGATCAAAAGATATGATTATCTTTACACAGGATTGAACACCGAAGTACTCAACTGTGACATTGTGTTGAACAATGCATTCAAAGAAGCAGAAATGATCTACTTGGGTACCACACAGTATCCGCAAAACGATGAGCCTGGACAGTTTCCAGAAGCACCACAGCAGTTGCCCAGTCCTGCTGGGCCACTTGAAGCACTTCAAGCAGAAGCAGAATTACTACAATCAGATATTAGACAAAACGCAAGTGCTATTCAACAGTTGCGCGATCAACAAATACAATTACAACGAGACGGTGCATCTGATGCACAACAAGCATCGCTAGAGCAGACCATAGCACAAGCAAATGCACGTAGGCAGCAGTTGTTGGCAGATGCAGAAGAATTAGCACAGCGTACTGCAAGTGAACGTATCGCTAGAGGCAGAGAATTTGAATACTTGGGTCAAATTGTAGAACAAACTGTAAACGATCTTATTAGAAGATATGAACCCATGCACATTCAAAGAGACAGTAGTGAACAAGACAGCGGATTGTTGGCATTGAATCGTCAAAGACAAAACATGAGCACAGACCTATTGAATCTTGAACTGGAGATCAGAGGAGATCCTTACTGGTTGGGACAGCCTGAGCGCAGTTCTGATTTCAATGTGTTTGACTACGACCTCGGTCCCCCGTTTTTGTTGTTCAGTCAAAAGTTTCCAAGAGAACCCAACATCAGTGGTTTGATGGAACCGTTTTTCAATCCTGTTTACAGCGGAGTGTATCGTGTAATGAATGTGATACACAGCTTTAGAGGAGGTGCGTTTACACAGTTCCTCAAAGGCATACGTGATATGACAATACTAAGCAGTGTGATACGAGAAATGGTAGACAACACGTTTGAGTTGACCGACGGCAGTGTTCCACAAACAGAACCGCCGAGTACACAAGATCCAGATGACACCGACATTGAAGACAATGCATCAGCTGAACAGAATCAACCTTCAACACGTATACCACCAGCCAACACACCAGCCAGCGCAAATGAAGAAACAGCAATGCAGTTCTTTGTTGACAACGGATTTACACCTGCACAAGCCGCAGGTATTGTTGGCAACTTGATCAGAGAAAGCGGCATCAGACCGCAGGCAATCAATCCAGGCGACGGCAACGATGGGTCTGATAGCACAGGTATTGCACAGTGGAACAGCACTCGTTTGACAGAACTGCAAAACTTTGCAGCGTCAAGAGGCAGCGATGTAAACAGCTTGGATACACAATTGAACTTTATTCTACACGAGTTCAACACAACAGAAACTGCTGCAAGAGATCAACTGCTGAATTCTACAAATGTTGCTGATGCTACAGTTGCTTTCAGCAAATTCGAACGCTATGAGGGACACGAAGATAATCTAAGCAGCCCAGAAACAGCAGACCGTGTAGCAGAAGCAAAAGAAGCACTACGAGACTTCAACAATAGGCAACGATCACAATGAGTATAGATAGAAACAACAGACCTGCTAGCAAGCCAAAAAAGAATCATATTGATAGGATCAATCCTAGAGACAATATGCTGCATGGCATATACATTGGCAGAGTTATCAGCAATATAGACAAACAGCGCATGGGTAGACTCAGTGTAGAAATATTGGACAGTTTGTCACCGAGTGTGTTGCCACAAGAAAA